CTAGTCGGGGGTTTTTTCATTTGCGCGAGGCTCACTTTTGGTCTGGGAATGCCGCAGAGATGCCGCAGGAGTTTCTTCCTGGTTCTTCTGAGCTGCGGTTATTGCGTCGTCCAGCGCACCCGCCACTTCATCTAGGTCGGCGTCGAAAAGGTCGGCATAGGTGTCCAGCGTCATCGACGCACGGGCATGTCCGAGCATCCGCTGTACAGCCTTCACATTGGCACCAGCGCTTATGGCCAAAGATGCCGCCGTGTGCCGCAAATCGTGAGGAGTGATTGTGGGGAAGGTCTCGTCGGCTTCTTGGCAGACCGACGCTGCGTGAGCGAACACCCTGTCCCGCCAGTTCGACACTCGGAGAACACCTCCGCGCAGATCGGTGAATACCAGGTCAGCTCGCTTCTTACCTTTCATGAGAGCCGACAGCTCATCGGCTATGGCTGACGGGAACGGTACTGAACGACGTTCCCACGTCTTCGGGGTCTTCCAGTCGAGACCACCTGACTCCGTAACAGAACGGGAGATGTTCACGCGGCGGCGTCGCATATCAAAGTCTTGGACTCTGAGCGCTGCCATTTCACCCCACCGCAGGCCCGTGTAAGCGAGGAAGCGGACCACAAGTCCGTCGCGGGAGCAAGCTTCGGACAGCGCAAGAACCTGGTTGTGAGTCAAGTACCCGCGATCAGCATGCTGTCGCTTCGGCAACTTCACGCCCTCGCAAGGGTTGCGAGGTATGCGCCCGTCTTCAACCGCCGACGCCATCACCATGCGCAAAACGTGAAACGAATTCTCGATGGTCGGAACCCCTACCTCATCTTTGACCAGTTTCGCCACCCATGCCCGTACGACGGTCGTCTTGACCTCGGAGATAGCCACTTTCGCCCAGCGGGGTTGAACATGAACTGTCCACGCAGTCTTTCGCGTTGCGGCGGTCTTCTTGGCGATGTGTCCCTGTGCGGACTCCCAGCTTCTATAAACGTCGGCAACTGTGATTTTTCCTAGGCGAGGGTCTATATGTGTGCCCGTAGTAACTTCGGAGAGGCGGTCACGGAGCCATGCTTCGGCTTCCCGCTTGACCTCGAAAACCTTGTAGCGCTCGTTAGATTCGGCGTCTACGTACCGAGCCTTCCAACGCGACTTGATGCCGTGGGCCTTTGACGGCGCTTCGGCAGTGGAACCGTCAGGCTGTTTGACCTTTTTGAACCAACGGTCTTCGACTCCACCCCTGACGCCGCGATACACCATGACGGGAGCCTAGTCACTGCGGGGAGGCGAAAAATGCTACCGAGTCTTTCGAACACTCGGTGTTTCGAGATATCCGCCACTACGTTGTGCTGGTGTCTGATGTTCCTACTTATGCTGATTCGCTCGCTACCTTGTCGAAGTCGAGACCGCTATTGGCGCAAGCGTTGGTGTTGGCGGAGCGTCGTCGCACTGAGCGCCTTGCGGCGTACCTGGATGGTGCCCGGCTTCGCGGTCTCGAACAGCTTTTTGCCTATTTGGAAGCGGCTGTTGCCGCGTACGCCGAGATCCCGTCCTTATCGGGGATTGGCTTCCTGATAGAGCGTGTGCACGCCGACTACAAGACAGCGTTGGAAGCAACACTTTCGGGCTATCAGGGTGTGGCGGCTGACGCCATGCGCGACGTGATGGAGATCGAGTGTCTGTTGATGGACTTTGCAGCTAATAGAGGTAACTCCGACGAATGGCTGCATTCCGACGAGAAGCTGCGGAAGCGGAAGTACGTGCCCGTGCGCGTTCGGGAGCGGTTGCAGGAGTGCGGGGTTGAGCCATTCTCGAACGACGACTTCGAGCCCATCGACTACAAGGCGCACAGCGAGTCTCTCCATGTGAATCCAGGGCAGAGGCTGAGTACGCGCGGACCGGACCCGCTTGATGAGCCTTTCCCGTTGTACGGGGACTTTGGTTTCATGGAGATGTTCGAGCACGGCGACCGTATCCTGCTGGCTATCGAGTTGTTGCGCATCATTGCACTGGGAGTGCCTGACGGCTATGAGCCGATAGGGCCTCGTGACAAGTTCAATGACGCGCACGCCCGTACGCACCAAAATCAGGTCATGATGTTTGGCTTCGTTGAGGGACCGTCGGTGCTGCGTGAGCGGCTAGGGCGTGAGCCGACAGCCGCCGAGCTACTTGGCTACGTCAAAGATGAAATCACGTCTAAGAGCCGTCCTTTCGGACCTAAGGCCGAAGGGTCCAATTAGCGTGCGGGGGACGTGCACACTCCCAACTTTCCCTTTGTCGCCGAGTCGCTCTAGCGTCGAGTCATGCCCGAAACACCAACCGTTCGAACTCATCTCATGGCCCTGGCCGACCTGCTCGATGAACCCAACCGTCTCGTCGGCCCCGACGCCGAACGATGCACCGCTGCCGCCGTGGGCGAACTCCGTTGGGTGTGGGCTCGTCTGGTGAACAAGTTCGTTGAGGCGGTCGAGTCCGATGCTTGATTCGGAAGCCTCATTGAGTCCCGATGAGCGACTGATGCTGGTCGGCTTGTACGCCCGTCTGAGTCAGTCCCAGAATCGTTCGGTTGCAGGACGACTCGACTCCGAGACACCGTGTTACGCCGACCTCAACATTTATCGTCCCGAAACTTTGTCCCACAAAGGGATTCCCTTATCTCGCCTCTCGGAGGGTTCTGGGACATGCTGATCGGCTACGCGCGGGTATCGACCGTCGAGCAGTCCACCGACCTCCAGCTCGACGCACTCAATGCCGCTGGCGTCGAGCAGGTGTTCACCGACGAGGGTGTGAGTGGCTCGATGTCGAGTAGGCCCGAACTCGACAAGTGCCTGGCGATGTCGCGTGCCGGTGACACGCTCGTCGTGTGGCGGCTCGACCGTCTGGCCCGCTCTCTCAGGAACCTGCTGGAGTTGGTGGAGTCCCTGTCCAACAGGGGCATTCATCTACGCAGCTTGACCGAGGCTATCGACACCAGCTCGGCCAGCGGGCGGCTCGTGCTGTCGGTGTTCGGTGCGCTGGCCGAATTCGAGCGCTCACTCATTATCGAGCGGACTCAAGCAGGTCTGTCCGCTGCTCGGTTGCGGGGAGCCAAGATTGGGCGACCGGTGGCGATGAGCGCTGGGCAAGTCGAGCATGCCCGGACGTTGGTCTCGGCTGGCCATCGGGTGGGTGATGTCGCTCGGACACTGGGAGTCGGACGGAGCACGTTGTATCGCATGTTGGGATCGTCGTGACGGAGGTGACGGCGACGGATCGGTTGCGTCACCTGCTTGTCCGTGCGTACACCGCGCACTATGTGACAGGTGGGGGCATCGTGAAGCCCAGGACCGCGAGTTCGATTCAGATCGATCGCGTTGTCGTGGATCAGCTTGCCGACTTTGCCGTCGAGTTCGGCGTCGTTGAGGGGTACAACGCCCCTGCCAGCCTTCTGGATGCGCTGCTTACTGAGGCTATCGAGCGCGGTGAGATAGTCAGGACTGAGACGGGCCAGTTGGAACACAAGCTCGACTACCAGCTGCGAGACCACTCCGCAGACCGCAAATGCTGACATTCTGGTGACTCGTGGATGAGCTGATCTCTCGCATTGACGGCCTGCTCGATGAGCCTGATGACGAGAGTCTGGACGATTGGGCTTATCCGTGGACGGATTCGATGCGGTGGGCTCCCGAGGGCGTCGAGATACACGAGGACGACGGTGCTGACGCCGAACTGGACGGCGGGTGGGACTACCACCCTGACCCGCAGGTTCACGTGATTCCCGTCGAGCAGGTGGCCGAATGGACTCGATGGCTTGGGACCCTGGGGGATGCTGAGCGATCTGAGATTGCTTGGTATGTGGTGTGTTTCAAGTGTGGGTCGGCAGGAGAACGGTCAGTGGATTGTGGGTGCGAGCGTGCCGGGTAGCGCTTAGCCGGTCACGTACCAGTCGTCTCCGATTGCCGTGCGGAGGAACGCCATGTGAACATCTATCTGGAATAGGTGCGTGCTCTCCACGGTTGATGTGCCGCCCATCCGCAGCCCCGGCGCGAACCCGTAAACCTCATCGAATTGCAACGGTCCCAGATGCTCGTATACCCGATCAAACATAGGTGCTTCATCGTTATCGAAGAACTCGAACCGCTCCTTGTCAGCAGCAGTGAAGAACGCTTCCATCGAACGCTGTAGCCCACTCGGGGTTGACTTCCTCGCTGGCGGCTTAAGAAACATGATGCCCCGCGCTGGCTCTACGCTGACCGATATGCCGTAGCCGGGAGTCCAGAACCAAACTTTCCCGAAAGCGCTGCGGATAAACGGAATGTACTGCGCCCCTTCATCCAACTTGGGGTGCCGGATTGTGTCGAGCAAGACTTCGTTGGTGGTGACCTTCCACGCATTGGGGTCTACGAGCCAAGCCGCGCCGTTGCCGAATCCGGAGAAGCCAAACTCCTGCCAGTACGAGATCAGACAGTCAGGAACGAGCCCGCTGTATGCGTGCACGTGTTCGTCAGTGCACGCCGGACCGGGGATGGAGAAGGGCAGCTCTTCGAGGAAGCACTCGAAGTATTCGTCCGGCACCTTCACTCCCTACCGAGTCTGATGTTCACGATGGCATTCGGGTCTTGGGTTTTGAGCCATGCTTTGAAGGCATCGCTCTCCTGTTTGGTCAAGTTACCAAGCGCGTTGTTGACTTGCCAGTCACCATAAGTCAGGCCATTGGTATAGCCCCCGAATTTGATGTCCGGGTTGTGGATCACTGGTTGCGGAATGAGGCCCGATCCTGCCGGGAACTGCGCATCTGCATAGTCGCGGGCGAGGCGCTTGGCGTCGGAAGCACTGTATCCCGCGTCTATTAAGTCTTCGACGCCGTAGTCATAGAGTCCTTCCCGCAGGTCGTTTCGGATTTCGGTGCTGGGTGGCCGCGCAGCTTCCATGTGGTCAAGGACTTGTTGGACGCTCTGGGTGTTGAGGCCGTGTTCCCACAGCTGGGCATGACGGTCAATCTCAGCGGAGTGGTTCGCCTCATGCTTGTCGGTATATGACGGGGAATCAACATCGTATTGGGGTGTTCGGGGTAGCTCATCGACAGACACTCCGTGATGGGTGGCGAGGTCTTGGAGGTTCTGTTCGCCTCTGTCCCAATCCATTTGATCGCGTTCGGCGCGGTGGGATTCGCGGGCTTCGTGCAGGATGTCGTCGGCGCTGCGAAGTGGTGCGCCGCCATGATCGGCCACGGGTCCGTTGGGGTGGTGATCACCGCCGACAGGACTGTGGTCACCGATGGCCGGAGCGCCACTTCCCGCGCCATCGCTCCAGGGGTGGTGCTCCGTGACGGCTGGCGGTGATGTTGGATTGTGTTCAACGGGCGCGGAATTCGTTTCAGCATGTCCAGCGCCAGGCGACGTGTGTTCAACGGGTTGCGGCGTGTGTGGTGTCGCAGGGGTCTCGGATCGTGGGGCTGGTTCGGCGGGGGTTTCGTGGTGCGGCACCGCTGGTGCCTCGGGATGTGTTGCCGTGGGAACCTCAGCGTGCGGCGCGGCTGGTGCCTCGGCGTGGGGTACGGCAGGGGTCTCGACATGCGGTACTGCGGGTGCCTCGACATGGGGTGCTGCGGGGGTTTCGGGGTGAAGGGCGTCGTTCAGGAAGCCTTTGACGGTGTGACTGACGGTGTTGTCGAGGGTGGGTATGCCCTCGTGCAGGGCGGCTCGGCCTTCGGCTCCGAGCGCACCTTCCACAATCCCACGTTCCAGTAAGCGCCCGGTGCCGCCCGTGGCGATGGCGGCGGTGGCTTCGGCGCTTTTGGCCTGCATATCGAAGAATCCCGCACCTGCCAACGACGCCGCCGAACCGCCGTGCGCCTTGGCGTACTCGGCCTTGTTGTAGGCGTCAATGGTTTGATCGAGTGCCGAGGGCGTGTCAGCACCGGGAATCGCTTGTTTGAGTGCGTCTTTGGCTGCTCCGATACCGACATCAACCCAAGCGTCCTTGGCCTTGTCCGCGCCGTGCAAACCTGTCAGATCACCGACGTGTTCAACGATCCCTTCGGCCTTCTGTTTGGCGGCGTCAACCCAGCCATCCAGGAAGCCTTTCTTGGGAGGTTCGGGCTTCGGCGGGGTTGGGGGCGTGGCGTTCTTGTTGAGGTAATCGACGGTGCCGCCGATGGTGCCCAACTTGCTGGGGTCAACGGATTTCTCTGGGGTGGGTGGCCCCAGGACGGGGGCGTTCGGATTGGCTGGGGCGGTCGCGGCAGCGGCTTCGGTGCTGGCCGGGGTGTGGGCCTTGGGGTACCAGTCCTTGTAGAAGTTGTCGTCCTGCGCTGCGGCGGCGGGAACGTCTTTGGGTTTGGTGTCTGCAACAGCCTTGTTGACGTTGAACATCGCAGCGGCCAAGTTGAATTCACCGGCCACCTTGTTTCCGGATGCGTCGGCCTGGCCTTTGAGCTTCTCCACGCCCGCCCACCACTTGGTGGCCGAGTCCTTCAACTCACGCGAAGCGTCCGCGACGATCTTGGCGTTCTTGTCCGCCGTCTCCTTGCTCATCCCCTCGGGCGGGGTGTAACTGAGCGTGCACTCGGCGTCATTGACGGTGATACCTGGTTGGCCGTGGACGTTGTTCAAGATCGCTTTGCCGTTGTTGAGCGGCGGGATGATGTCGTAGTCGATGGTGTTGAGCATCGCCCGAGCCGACTCGTCCATCGCGTCGCGGGCGTGCACGACAGTGCGCCACGCACCATCAGCTTTGTCTTGGGAAGCCGTGGCCCACAGGCCGCTCCACGTTGAGCCGCCCGGACGCTCGACGTAGCCCTTGAAGTCGTGGGTGTGGTCTTCGAGGCGCGCCATCAGCTTGGCGGCGGGGTCCAGCGCTTCCCGGTACGAGTTCACATCGGTCGCGAGCATCAGCGACGCAGTAGGCCCCACCCCAGCACCCCTTGGCTATGCCTGGCGGTGCAGGTCAGGCATGAGGCGAAACAGTGCCGCGCCGTGCTCCTCGGTGGCGATGAACCCGCGCCGACCTGCTTCCTCGACCTCGGCGAAGTTGCCCATGAACCCGGTCACGATCTTCTGCACGTTCGGCAGGGTGCGGCCCGACAGATCATGCAAAGCGGCCAGCGCCGGATCAGCGCCTGTGCTCGCACTGGGGGCGGGCGTCTCCGAGTTGATCTTGTCCACCAAGGATTCGATCTGCGGGCGCAAGCGGCCCAGAGCCTCTAAATCGAGCTTGAGCGGATCACCCACCCTAGATTCCTCCCTGTATCGGTTAGCTGATCAGGGGCAGACTACAGCCATAGTGAGGGGGACACCACTGATCGGTCGGCTGTTCCAGCAATCTGTCACACCCACGAGGACCAGCCACGTTTGTGGCATCAAGAACGTCGCTGGTAGGAGTGGTCACGCGCCTTGCCCACCCACCGCCAGAGCATCGCCGCTGCGCTGCGGTGCTCTGGCGGTGGGTGGGGGGACACCACTGGACCACAAGTGAACACTGATGTCAGAACGGTCGGATAGGCTCCCGCCAAGCTGAAATGGGAGGTCGGGGCGGTGCGAGCGGTGCGACGGGTAGTGGTCGGTGCGTTGGTGGCGGTGCTGGTCGGGATGGTTGTGCCGCCCGTTGCGCAAGCCAAGAACCTGCTGGTAGTGGGAATGCCGATTAGCTTCTCTAGCGGGACATGCTCGCTGGGATTCTTCGGATTCAACGCACGTGGCGATCGGCTGGCGGTGACTTCCGGGCATTGCGCTGGTGGGGCCGATGAGCTGGTGTATTCCAAGAACGGTGTGGAGATCGGCAGAGTCGTGGCCTGGTTGGAGGACGTTTCAGACGGTCACGGCAAGCTGGTTGGCGCACGCGGATACACGGTGTTTTCCGTCTACAAGAGATTCAGTTTGGAGCCGTACTTCACGGGCCTGGGCACCATCGACGAGGGCGATTGGGTGACGAAATACGGTGAGCGCAGCGGAAAGACGCGCGGTCGGATCACGAAAGTCAAGTACAACAGCGACCGCCCTGACCTGTCGCTCGTTTACAGCGACATGGTGCAATTGCCGGGGGATTCGGGGTGTCCGTGGGTGACCTCTGGGCCGACGCTCGTTGCGATGGGTTCTAGCGGAAACCAGGAACAGTTGGGTGGTGGTGCGGGAAGCCAGGCCCAACCCATCGGATCGGTCATACGACTCATCAAAGAACAGGCTGGGGTCTGGGGCGACGGCTTCAAGGTATGGATCGGCGATTAGCGCTAGCTGGCGGTTCGCTCCGAACGGCACATGGACCATGCAGAGCGGCGGTGCACGGCGGGGACGTTGGGTGGGGGACACCAATTTGAGCCGGCGTTGTCGGACGGCGGCGATACGCTGCGGTTATGCCTGTAGATGTGCCTGCTGATTTCGCCGAGCTGACTGGTGTTGATGAGAAGTGGCTCGTGCACGGTTGGGACACCCGTCCGGTGGAAACCTTCTCTTTTACGAAAAGGCCATCGGACCGTGGGTTGCCGGAGCATCTGGCGCGTTACCGCCTGCCTATCGAGTCGTCGTTGAAACTGCACGACATCGTGATAGACGAGCAGGATAGAGGCAAGGGGATCGGTTCGAAGCTCCTGGATGCGGTGGTGCGTTATGCCGACATCAAGGGACTTCCGGTGTGGATGTGCGTGGTGGGGGAAGGGCAGGGCACGCAGGAGGTGATGAACACGGTGCGGCTCGTGAGCTGGTACAAGCGGTACGGGTTTGAGAAAGCCGATGAGCTAGCGCAGCGAAGATTCGATATGGACCGTTGTCGTAACGAGGAGATGGTGCGGTACCCGAATGGTTGGGTGCCGAGCTTGACGGAGTTCTAGGCTGTTTGTATGGGCGTGGAGGGGCGATTGCTGATCGTTCGATTCGCCCCGTTCTCGGCTCAAGGGTGCCGTGCCAATGCGCGAAAAACCTACGACAGGCACTTGGAGCAAGGGCTTAGCGGACGTTATGGCGTGTCGGTCAGCGGCGTGATGGTGCGCCAGGGCGAATCAGATGATGAGGCAATCATCCGATTGCGCGCTGCGGTTCCTCTCAAAGGGAAAGCTATCGCCCCCGTCTGGGCCGATACGCTAGAGGAGTTGGGATTCTGCGTCGTGCCCGATATGCCGCCTGACATGCACTATCTGGTGGGTCAGGACGACATGGCTCGGATGCTTGATTGTGATGCGCTGGCGTTAGTCTGGAGTAGCACGCGACGCAAGTGCCCGACGTGGAGAAGCGGGAAGGAGGACTGACCTATGCGGCGAATTCAGATCGACATCAACTTCCGTGATCGTGACGGGCACACGCCAGCTCCCTACACCGGTCCCACGCCACGGGTCGGTGAGCGTGTTGTTGCTTTCGAGCCTGAGGATGGTGTGCGGGCGGACGCGGTGGTGTTGTCAGTGAACCCGGACCGGTGCTTTGTTGTGCTCGACGTGGACTGGGACTCGATGGACGATGACGACGTGGCACAAACACCTGTTGTGTGGGAGCTTCCGTCCGAATGTGATGCGCGTCTGTACACGGTTGTCCTCTGATGGGGTTTCTGGTTGGTCCTGACTCTGGTGAGCTGGCGGAAGACAACGGAACCTTCGCGCGAGTCGATGGGTCGCAGTTCGGTTCCCCTATTCCCGCGTTGTTCATTGATGAGTCGCAGTTCCCGAACCCCGAGGAGTTCGGATTACGGACCGGCCAGCAGAACCCTTCCGGCGAGTGGATGGTGCTGGAGACGTTGGCTGTTGATGTGTCGTCCCGCTATGAAGTCGATGTGTATGACGTACGCACGCTGACCGATCCGCAGTCTTGGGATGCGGACAAAGCAATCAAGATCGCGGGCACCGTTTTCCCGGACCCGCATCCCGACGAATGGTGGCGTGGTGTGCACGACGAAACAGGTCGGCTGTTTCTGTTCGTGGGGCCGCTCAAGCAGTACCTCCAGCCCGACAACCGCTTGGACCTGGAGTTCCTACGGCACGCACATGCGGGCATCACTCCGCTGGTGGTCCGTGGATATGACGCAGGTGTTGGCACCCGCCCACCTACCAAAGCGCCAGCGGGAGACGACACTGACGATTACCCGATAAATGTGCCGACCACACACAGATCGGACGCCGAGCGCCGCGCACTCGGACTTGACCGTCCCGAACTGGACGAGGAATGGCGTACGTTCCACACAGCACAGATGTACGAACTTGCGAATGATGTCAAAGTTGTTGCAGAGACAGCAGACTACGACGATATTCGGCTTCCTTGGCTCTCTGCTGCCGTGAAGGAAAACACTCGCCTCATCAAGATGAGTGAAATAGTGGGAGACTTTATCGACAGCCTTAACAGTGGGGTTCCGCTGACTCCAGGCATGATCTACTCCATTAGATTCCGCGCCTTTCACCAATCGGCGACGTTCGCTGCTGAACGTCACTTTTCTGAGAGGCCGTCGCGGCAGAGGTTGGATATGGAGTTGAAATCCATGTTCAGCGCACGACTTTGGATGAAGTCCCCCGCGTACTTCCTCACTCGTGACGAGATCGAGGCGGCTACTCCCGCTGACTCACCGTTGACTTCTCTAACATTGCCGAACTCGAAATGCCTTGTTTTCCACGATCACCCGCTGCCCATCGACTTCCCGATAGGTGGGGTGCCACGAAGCGTGCTGGCGTGGGTATTTGTGTCGAATGAACTCGGAACGCTAGAGGGCGTACAGATATTCACTGTCGCTGACGACAATTCAGATTCCATCATGACCAACGGCTCCATCGAATCACCTGCACTGCGAGAGTGGACGAGCAAGATCCTCCCCGTGCTGTCTGCTGGGCATTGGAGTCCATCGGAGCGGCCGAAACTTCCCGGTAAGCCGATGGACCGGACGTGGCGGCGTGCACTTGAGCGCAAGCGCGATCGGGAAGCAGCCACAGGCTCCCTTGACGGTGTTCGGTTGTTGACACCCTCGTAGCTCTGCGTGTCGGAACATCGGTTGTCGGGTCGCGGGTAGCGTCCCTTTTCTGAGTAGGACGTGGTTTTCGTTCTCGGAGTTGAGAGGGGCGATATGTCGGGTCTGGGGGAACAACCGGAGTACGACATCGTGGGTGTTACGGCGCTGACACCGGCCAGGGCTCGGTTGATGCCGGAGTGTTACGGAGGATATCCGCTGGCTTTGCTCGTGTGTCGGTCTCCTCAGTACGACCCTTCCGATGAGGGGATCAGGCAGACGCGCATCGAGGCGGGCTATCTGGTCAAGGGCGTCGTTGTTCCGTACGGAGCAGGCTACGAACTCCCCAGAGGAGTCTTGGACCCAGACTTCCCCAAGGGGGACGTAGAGATTCTGGACGTGGAGGCGCTGCCCGTCACCTTGCGGTGCGCGAAGGATGACAGACCTACGGTCATCGCCTTGGTGTTGGAGCGCAACAGCAAGGGATTTACGCGCGTGAAGCCCGGCGCTACTTGGGGTGGACACACGGTGCATTCGGTTGATGAGAGTTTTGAGGTTGATCTCGGACCGTATCGTGGGGATAGCGGCAGAACTGGTCTCCGGGGCCGCGTGGCACGGATGCGTAGGAGTGACTGGTAAGGGACTCGACATCCGCAGGTGGGGGCGTGGTTCGGGTGTACGGGTGGCTAGCGAGACCGGGCTCAGCTCAGGCAACGGATTTAGGTATGAGACGAGCGAGGTTGGCACTGTCATGCGTCACCGCGTGTCCCCGCACAATGCCTGGTTATTCGGTGCTGCTGTCCGTCTGAGCGGGCGTCACGCCCCAGGAGGCGTCCCATTCGGCTAACTCGGCCTTGTCCGTGTAGTCGCCGTATCCGGGTGCGTTGTGTCCGAACCAACCGTGTAGCACAGCGACCACTTCTTGAGGCGGTAGAAGGACATCGACCACGAAATGAGGCTTCCTGGTACCGGGGGTGACATCTTCCTCAAAGACGATCTCGGCACGGAGCCAGCCACCGGGTAGAACGGCAATGCGCTGGGCTTCAAGTTCGGTGACGGGCTCTTTGGGCTTCTCCCGCTTCTGCGGCTTGCCATCGTCGTCAAGGACTATGCGCAGTCCTTGATACCGCGCGAGGCGTTCAGCGGCTCCGGGTGCGAGGAAGATACGGGCACCCTTGGTGTAGGGGTAGGGCATCTGCGGTGTGGTCATATGTGTGAACCTAACGAGCGGTTCGCGTGTGCTCGGGGAGGCTGCGCCGTTCGTTCAGCCAACACTCCAGGCTCCGTTATCAAATTGTTACCATCGGAATCGCAGGTCATGCTCGGCTACCTGCCCCTGAAATTCGGCAAACAGGATTGTTGAGTGATGCTTTCGGGGGTGTTAATACCAGCTCAACGGTGAAGTTCACCCGGCACCTACCCCTATAGGAAAAATAAATAAAATTTTTGTCACCCTCAAAATGTTTTTTATTTTTTCTTCTAGCACTAATAGAAGCATCAACTTCACCGTTGAGCTGAAGTTAACACCTTCGTGGAATTCAGGGTGTGATCTGCGGGAATTCATAGCTGCCCGTTCTGCGGTGCACGCAAGTTGTGGTCCCGCAACATGGGCGGTTTTGCCCTGGAGTCGGGTTTCGGGGCTGTGTGGGTGCACGTCCCCTTCTCGTGGGCGGATCGCGTTGGGCTCGATCTGACTCCTCTCCCGACCGCCATCGGGCTGGTCTTCCCGTTGATGTAGCAAACATTCAGATCGTCATACTCTCCCTGTTGTTTCAAGTCGAACAGGGGGAGTGTTCGCAGTTAAAAGCTCTATTCACTGCGTGATCAACGCAGCATGCCGCGCTATCTGAAGCTAATGTGATGGCAAGTTGAAGTCACAAGCCAAGGAGCACCATGAGCGCGTTTACCGTCACCCCCGAAGGGATGCCCGACTTGGCGCTACCGAGCGCCATCGCCCAGTCGAAGGGGATCAGTTCTACTGCTGTTCGACTGGCCATCGCCACGGGGCGACTGCCTGCAATCGTTCTAAGGGGCTCCGGCGAGAAATTCATCTACGCCGTTCGGCCAGAAGACGCCGATGTCCTCTGGGGATCACCGACACCTGCATAAAGCGAAAGCCCCGGCGTGCGACCGCCGAGGCTTTCAATCCACTCACTCCCAGTAGATAAGGACAGTATATATGTTTCCCGCCGAATTCCCGCGCAACAAGAAGTTCCCGCCGATGTCCATGCGGGCCGCATTCGCACCACAATCCGCGCTCGTCCATTCTGGACTGCGGATGCACGCCCTCAACCCGGCCTTGGCTTCGGAAGCGTTGACGGACTGGGGCGCAAGCGCCTGGATCGGCCTCACCGACGAGCACGCCTGGCTCGCGCCGCTGTTCCGCGCAGCCGAAGCCGGTGATGACAACGCCGTGCGGGAGTGGGCGGACAGCCACCCTGCTGAGTGCGCCCCATCGAACTTGGAACACCTCACCCGTGAGCTGACCGAGGCGCTCTGGAGTGGCGCTGTCATCGACCGCGAGCTGGCCGACTCGGCGCAGCGTGCTTGGGAAGCAGCCGTCACCGTTTACGACCTCCAGGTGGCCGAACACCGCGACGATGCCGAGCTGTCACGCATCGGGGCGAGCATCGTCGCTTTGGAGGAGACTGCCGCCGCGTACTACGACGCTGGCCATGATGCGCTTGCGCGCGGCCTGCGTGACCTGATCCACCGCACGTGGGGGCTCAACCCCCGCACAGTCGCCGCGCTTGCCAGAGCACTCCGTCCAAGCGAGGTGGCTGCGTGAGCACCATCGAGCTTCCCGGACAGTCGCTGTCCGCCGAGCGCCGCAAATCCCTCGTGGACAGTGGGATTCGCGCCGAGTACCTGGATACGCCTGAGTCGCTCATCCGCGAAGTCGCAGGACTGGTTGATCTCGACACGATGCCCAATCAGCCTTTCGCTTGGGTCACCGACCACAACGGTGGTAACCCGCGCGGACTGCTATTCGGCTGGCGCGACGCGCCGGGCACGATTCGTTGGCAGTACCGTCCGGACACGCCACCTGTGGATGGGAAGGGAAGGCCGAAGAAGTACCTCTTCGTCAAAGACGACGCACCCCGGTACGGCATCCGTTCGGATGCTGGTGAGAAGAGTTCAGTGTGGATTGTCGAGGGCACAAAGCAATCACACGCCGTTGCAAGCTATTTGGGCGATGAGGTCACGGTCATCGGAATCCCCGGCGTGACCGCATGGTCGGGTGGCGGCGAGGACCGCTGGAACCTGCCCGGTGAGGTCATCCGTCTGTGCGCTGGACGCGATGTCTATGCGCTTCCGGACGCCGACGCTGCCGAGAACATCGCGGTGTACGAGGCGATGTTGAGGTTGAAATCCGCCATTGGTCCGGCTGCGAAATCTGTTGCGTTCCTGCCGTGCCCAGGAGGTGGGAGTCAAGGCATAGACGATTACCTCGGTGTCTTCGACACCGACGAGGAGCGCGCCGACATTCTCCGGAAACTGCCCAACGACGCCTATCACAAGCCTGCTCACAGCAAGCCACCTGCGCGCCTCCGTCGAGACGAGAAGCGCCAGCAGCGCGAGGAGCAGCAGGCGGCTCGGGCGGAATCCATCGACGCCGTGATGGAAGCGTTCGGCGAGGGCCGCGCCGCCACCGACGAGTCCGGCCAGCGCCGTGTTTCGGACGGCAGTGTGTGGCTGCGTGATGGTGGTGGACTGGCCGTGGCGGACCTCGGCACCGCGATCATGGAGTCCGAGACTCCTGTCGCCACAACACCGTCCGGCGTGGTGTCTGTGTACATCCGAAAGGGTGTGTATGTGGTCTCCGAGCGTGCACTGACAGCTGTCAGTGCGGGCATCCTCGGGAACCACTTCACGCCGTCAAACGCGAGCACATTGGGTCAGTGGCTCGACGCCACCTGCGACCAGGAGGGGCGCACCCTTCCGGTCGGTCAGACCGGAGCCCCTTACGTGAATTTCCGCAACGGCATGCTGCATCTCGACACGCTCGAACTGCATCCGCACGATCCGAAGTACATGAGCACCAGGCAGATTCCGTGTGACTGGAATCCGGAGGCGCAAGCGCCGAACTACGTTGAGTGGCTGACCGATCGCGTGGGCGAGAAGCAGGTGCCGGTGGTTGAAGAGGCTATCAGCCAGTTCTTGGACGAGAGCCGCACTCCCACCAAGGGACTCTTTCTCTTTGGTCCGAGCCGTTCGGGAAAGTCCACGATGTTGAGCATCGCCGAAGCGATGGTAGGTGACCCCGAACTGGTTGCCGCCCTATCGCTCCAACAGCTCGGCAAGGATCATTTCGCCTCGGCTGAGCTGTATGGCAAGGCCCTCAACATCGCGGCCGATATGCCGAAAGGCCATATCGAGGATCTGTCCGTGTTCAAGATGGCGCTCGGTGAAGACCCGATCACCGCCAATCGCAAGTACGGACGGATGTTCACCTTCAAGAACACCGCCATGTTCGCGATGTCGGCGAACACCGTGCCCACCGTGGGAGAGGACTCCTCTGCCTACCTGAACCGCATCGTGCCGGTCTCCTTCCCCAAGACTTACCAGGGGAAGGAAGACCCCACGGTGAAAGATGCGCTGCTGGCTGAGTTGCCCGGAATCGCGGTGAGGTGGGTTCTGGCGCGTCGAGCACACCGGGCACGCCGGTACCGCTGGCTCAAGCCTCATCCCGCCGTGTCGGCGGCGTTCGGTGCTGCATCAGACCGGGTGACCCGATTCTTGGATGCGTGCTGCACCGTCGATGGGCAGCCGCTGCCCGGCTCGCGGTTCCGGGACAAGGAAGGCTGGATCACCGGGGGATACGCGAGCATCACCGATCTGCATTCCGCGTTCGAAGCGTGGACGACTGATGAGCGCGCGGGAGGTATGGGCAAGTTCGCGTTCCGTGACCGCGTACTGGCGCAGGAAGGCGTCACTCGCGACCGGATAGATCAGATTCGGAGTGGCATGCCAGTCACGAACGTAATCATCAAGCCGCGCGAGCAGTGGGAAGCATCCGCGACAACGGCGACCGATCTGGTTGCGGCTCTCTTCCCGGATTCCGACGCAATCACGGACGACGGAAGCATCGCTGCTCTACCTCAGTCCACGCACGCCGTGCGCTCCCTCTTCCAATCCACCTACGCATAGGAGAAATCATGATCGAACACGATCCATACTCGGATCTGCCCACCCTGCCGCTAGCCGTGCAACTCATCTTCCAGGACATCGAGCCGGAGCATTTCGAACTCACGACAGAGATGCTGGAAGAGAACTACGCCGTCAACCGGGCGGTTCGCATCCTCGTCACTCGGTACACCGGGCATCTCGGTCCTGAGGTGGTGGAGCACACCCTGCACGCGGCGCTCATCGCCATCAAGCGCACCATCGAGCAGGCCATGAGGCCGGCGGGGGACGTGACACATGATGGCTAGTCAAACGTCCTCCAGCACAGGGAAAATCGGCCCCATGACGTACGTGACCCGACGCGAGATCGAGGCTGCCGAGGCGCAAGCGGTCAGCTCCACACTCAAGGCTGACCGGCGCTTCCTGTGGCTGTGGCTGACGATCAGCACCCTGCTCTCGGTAGCTGGAAACGTCGGCCACGCCTGGCTCACCGTGCCCAGTGGGACCGCCCAATACCTCGCTATCGGCTGGGCCTGCGCCCCACCCATCTTGCTCATGTTGGCCGTCCACGGTCTCCCCACACTGTCCCGCATGCTCGGTTCCGACCGCTCTGACACCCTGCTTTCCCTCGTCGTGTGGGGTGTGGTGGCGGTGACGTTTGGGTGGTCTGCGTTCGGTATCTACGGCTTCACCACCGCGCTCGGAATCCCCGCGTCACTCAGTTGGGTCGCGCCCCTCGGAATCGACTTGTCCGTGTTCGGCGCGACCAGGGGGCTTGTCTTGACTGCGCCCATCGCGGCCAGAATGAAGGTGGGCGCGCCAGCCCAGCGCGCCGCGCAACCGCAGGTCAGCAAACCGGTCGCGCCCACCCCCGCGCCGCGTCAAGCCGCCTCAACGGGCTCCAGCGCCGCGCCAGTGGCTCCGCGCCCCACCACGCCTCCCGTGACTCCGCGTCCCGCGTCGTCCAACGCGCCGCAGGGGAGCCCTGGCGCGGCCAATTCCGCGCCGGAGATCACCGCGCTGGCTGAGAGGATCGTGTCATCCGAGCGGCTTCGGACGGATGCGGCCACCGTTGCCAAGATCCTTGCCCTGGCTGAAACTGAGTCCCGCAAGAACGTGATCGAGAGGCAGCTCGGCGTCCATCATGGTGTGATCACCAAAGTGCTGGCGGCTGCTGAGCGAGAGCGTCCTCATAGCCTCGTAGCCGTGTCCTGATTCCGCTTCCGGTAAGGCTCTATTTCAGATGGTCTGTAAGACGCTCCGTAAGGTGCTCTGTAAGACGGTCCGTAAGATCCGACGTAAGATTTTCGGACACCTTGTTTTTCGTCCGGCACACCCTCGCATAGGGCGAGGTCAAAACCCGATCTACAGGCATACAAGCCCGGCTTGACGCCCCGCCCGCAGGTCCGCTTGGAACCCCGCCCGTAAGACGGCCTCTAAGGCCAATTTTCGGGCTTCACGAGAGGCGGCATGAATGCCTCATTATCGGGGTTGGGACGCCCGTTCAGTGTTCCTGGAAGATCTTTTCACTGATTCTGGAAGATTTTCTTGCACAAGGATTGTCGCTGCACGGCGAACTTTCTGTTCACCAAAAACCTTGTGAGCTGTGATATTTCAGTGTTAACACCTTGCGGTCACGCTCAGTGGAAACTCTCTGACCTGCATGAATGTCGGGTCTCTGACTTTTCTTGCACCCTCTGCACTCAACAAAACCCCAGCTCAGCATGGGTTTCTAACTCGCTGGCAAATACGACTGTTAATGTCAGAATAACAGAAATGGCTGGTAGACAACAGATTTGGTGTTGATATAGCTTGACAGGGCAAATCGACCGGTATTAAAATCCCAATTAGCTCCGGATCAGCCCGCAAGCGGTCTGCCCCGTAGAGCTAGCTCTAGGAAGGGAGGTTCGGATGAAAAAGCTTGTGCCGATGGCGATTATCCTCGGCATCCTGGGCCTCGCCAGCATGGTTTATTGGAGCGCCATCCTCGGCCTCTTGCTCTTGATCATTGCCGGAGCCCTCGGATATGCGGCCTACCAGAGCCATGCCAATGCCCAGCGCCGGATCACCCCCGCCGCGCCCGTCCAGCCCACTGAGTGGGCTGACGCCCGGTACGAAAGCCGTAACGCCATGGCCGATGCCGAGGACGCCGAGCGGCGCTTGACACGCGCCGCTGTCAAGAAAGCGGACAAGCGCGGCAAGGCGGCAGTGCAGCGCGCTACTGAGCGCGTGCAGGCCGAGCAGGCCCAGAACTGGATTTCGTGATGGCCAGCAACAAGCGCGCCTACGAGGCCCGCAAACGCGAGAAGCATGAAACGTTCATCCGGCAGAACAACGTTCGCGTCGCGAACCAGAACGCCAACATCGCCCGTGTCGATGCGCAACGCGCGCAAATCGAACGCGAGAACGTCCAGGACAAGCTGGAGGGCATCGCGCTCAAAGCCGAGACGGAACGCAACCGCAAAGTGGCTGAGTGCGACAAGGTGTGGGGCGACGAAGAGAAGCGGCTCCTCACCGCACCGCGCACCGTGCGCCGGGGCGGATCGCATGGGGCGGGGCCGATCTGGTTGATGCACTGGCGCAGCTCGCCGCCGCCGAGCCTGGCTTCCCTGCTGGGTTTGAACTCCTCCGCACCGGGGCCGGTGCTGACGCTGATGCCCGGTGGTGGAATTAGCCAGGACAACATCATCAGCGCCGTGATTCGCCGGGAGAATCCCGCGCTGGCGAGTGAGCCAGCGTTCGTTGGTTGGTCCGATCAGGTGGAGAGCCTGATTCCCGACCTGGCACGGTACGAGATGCTGGAAAAGGTCCGCGACGACAACTGGTTCTCCCGGCTTTTGGAGGCTGCTGGTGTGGCTCCGGCAGACACCCGCCCCGAGTCGATCCAGGGCGAGTACGGCATCTACGAACGCAAGTTGACGATCATCGACGTGCCTGTTTTGGTGGCAGCCACGATTGATGAGAACGGACTCATTCTGCGGTTCGCGCACCGGCCCGGCGATTCAGCCGACAAGTGGGCACGCGGTCTTGCCGCGCTGCGGTCCGGCTTCTCAGCGGCAGGCATGAACTCCGAAAACCTGCGCATCCTGGACGGTCGCGGCGGCACTGTCGAGCTGCATTTCGAGGACGCTCCTGACGTGTTCCCGAAAGCCTTGGCACCGAGCGCGCCGAGTGCTCCAGTGCGTTCGGTAGCAGAGGCAATTTCTCGCTATCACGCCGCCGAATGGGCACTCGGGGTAGATGCGCGAGGCCAATGGCTGACCTTTCCGCTCACCGACTATCCGCACGCTTTCGTCGTGGGCGGCACGGGCGGCGGTAAGTCCGTCTGGGTGCGTACTCAGATTGAAATGTTGCGTACCGGGTACCGCGATCCGCGTACCGGGCAGGATGCCGGTGGTGGCTGGCGACTGTTCGTCGCCTCCGGCAAGCCGTCTGATTTCGCAGGTTTGGAAGGGCTGCCGGGAATTCAGATGGTCGCCACGGACACCGGCCAGCTGGTGGTGATGCTGGCAGCGGTGAAAGCCGAGATGGACCGGCGCATTGCCGCAGCCGCGCAAGCCAAGCGCGAAGGTAAAGGCGGTTCGGCGTTCGACTTCCCGCCTATCGCCGTGGTGCTCGATGAGTTCGGATACCTGGGCATGGGAATCCTCAGCCAATACGGAACCAAGGGACTGAAATGGTTCCGGCTGCTCGTGGATTCCCTGCTCCGTGTGGCGCGCGAGACCCGCATTCACGTCGTGCTCTCCACGCAGACCGTGCGCAAAGAGCAGTCCGACCCGGCCAGCATTCCTGGCTCGTGGCAGGCGAACATCTCGATGGCCGTGGCACTCGGCAATCCCGATGATTCGGAGACTTTGAACAACGCTTTCGGTGCGGCTACCCGCGAGCGGGCCGCACAACTTGGTCCTCGCCTGGTCGGCCACAAGGGGCGCGGCATGACGGGTGACGAGCTGAGCAAGAAAGTCATCATCTTCCAGTCGCTGTACGGGTGGAGTCCCGGCACCACTTCGCTCGACCCCCGCGCCGACCCGAAAGTCGCTCCACCGACCGCCGAGGTGCGCGCCGAGTGGGAGCAGTGGGAGCCGGTCAGCGCATCAGTTCCGTGGCTTGCGCCGCGTCTCGGCATCCAGGCCACGTCACCCGCCTGGTCGGACGGTGAACTGGAGCAGGTCGCCCAGACCCCGGTCATCCCGCTGACCGACCGTGACGGTTCTCTGCTGCCCGGCAGGGAGAAGTGCGACCCGCTGAGTCCGCACTGGCTCGGTGCGCAGACCGCCAGCAGCATCGCCACACCAGTCCTGGATTTCACTGACGAACCCATCCCGGCACCCAAACCGGCACCACCCAAGCCTGCACCACGCACACCCGTGCGTCCTGCACCTCCCGAGAAGAAGGAAGACACCCTCGTGACAGAAACCGAGACCTCGCGGCCTGCGCTGCGCACCGACCTGGACGGGTGGTGAGTGTCATGTCCCGCAGTGTGATTGCTCTGGATGTGACGGTCACCGCCGTGTCCATCGCCCGGATCGCCGAAGGAGAGCCCGTCCCTTCGACAGGGCTCATCGTGGCACCTCCGTCCGGCAAGGATTACTCCCTCGCGGCCACCAGAACTCGCACGGAGAGCACCGCCGAGATGGTGCTCGACGCCGTGCTGACTAAAGGACTGCCAACGCTTGTGGTGATGTCCAAGCTCACGTTCGGGGATATGAACTACGACCCGAGTGGTGGCCGTCGAGCGGCGCTCTGGTGGTCCATCACGTCGAAGCTCTTGGACGCGGGAATCCCGGTCGCGGAATGTGCTCCAGCGACAGCACAGAAGTGGCTGACCGGGCGCGGCGCAATCGGCAAGCGAAGCTATGTGGACCTTGACCGGGCGGTGCACGACGTTTGGCCGGGCGTGCAGAACCGCGCTGAGCCTTACCGGATGAGCACGGTGGCACTGGCCGCTGCCGGAGCCATGGCGGCGGGAATCCCAACCTCCATGCCGGTCACGGAGACGCGGATGAAAGCTCTCGCGCCGATGGTGCTGCCCAGCGGTTGGCACTTACCAGAGACGACGAAAATCGAAGCGGTATAGGAGGAATCATGAAGGAAACATCCGAATTGAAGCGTGGCAACGCCATCGGAGGGAAGGGCGAGTGGTGTGTGTTCGGCGGTATCGGCATCTTCTTGCTCGGGCACCTCGTCGGGATTAAGAGCGGTGGGGTCATCTTCCTGTACGCGGGCATTGGAGTGATGCTGCTCGGCATTGCGCTGATGGCAGTCGCAGCCGTGGTGACGTGGAAACCCGGCTTGGCGGTGGGTGCCATGAAAATGGCTCAGCGGGCCGACCGTGATGTCGAGCTGGGCATCATTACCGGCTATCAGGCGTTGGAGCGCAAAGAGAAGGCTGTACGCCTGGCTGTGCAAGAGGGGATGGCCAGCAGCCCCGCTGAGGTGTGGTATGAGCTGGTTCCTGCTGATGCCAAGTTTGAAGTCCGGTTGGATACAGCGGAGCATTATCACCGCGTCCTGGCAGACAACCTGGCCCGCCAGGACGCGGGCGAATCGCTGAAATCCCCTGAGCCTGTGGAGGATTACCCGGACCATGACGAGCCCGATGAGTGGGACGACTACGACGAGCCGGTCACGCCGGTAGTCGCTGCACCCGAGCCCGCACCCGCACCCGCACCTCCCGTTGGGAATCTGCTGAGTTCACTGCGCCAGCAACAGCAGCAGCAGCAGGGGTCGTGAGAGAAGCATCCGAAGTTAAACACAAGGACAGGTAAGAACAGTGAAGCACTACAAGGTTATTGGAGCAGCAGCCGCGACCATCGCATTCGGTCTGTCTGCGTGCGGAACGCACGATGCGGAGCCCGTCGCGGACAGTAAAGACCTCGCCGTGACGGGCCTCACAACAAGCATCATCGGACCGTACGGCTACCTGGAGGACTGCTCGAATCCGGCTATGCCGGATGACCCGAAGAATCTGCTGATCGGGAATTGGCCAAAATTTGACGTGTGCAGTCTGATGACTGTTTCCGAGGATGAAACGCCGCTGTCGTATGTGAAGGCAAAGGCTGTCGTGTATGACGCTCGGATGAAAGCGTTGACGCAGAAGAAGGCGTTGTCGGAGCTGATTGTGGAAGGCACTCAACGGATTTCTGCCTCGCCGCCTGCGCAGCGACCGGCGCTGACTTATGAGTACCGCACCCGCATCGCTACAGCGCATGCGCAACTCATCCAAGGAGTCAACGATTCGATGTCCGCGTTTTTGGGACTGCCACCAGCGGGATTCCAGATCGACTACCTCGCGAGATAGATAAGACCACCCAGACACACGACAACAACTAGACCGGCCAATCACAGAAAGGAAATGATATGAAGCACAGGTCATTAGGAATGGCGACACTCGCGGTGACGGTCGGTCTGTTGGGAGCACCGGTGGCTACAGCTGACCCAACTCCAGGCCCGGACCCTTGGGGTCTCCTCGAAGCGCCAACAGGCTACTGGTGCACTAATGATCCGGCATTCGCGTGCGACGTGGAATCCGACAATCCACGGTGGCTGGGTCCAGGGCATTGGGAGGATTCCAGCCGCACGCACTGGTGCCCTGACACATATCCGGGAGAGCCGCCCATTGAATGCGTTCCGGTCACAAAGAGCGCCGCGCCCGGAATCCCAGCCGATCAGCCTTCCGCTAGCCCCATTTGGACGGGGCAGTGATGAAAACCGTTCTGGCTGGGGTGATCTTCTCAGTGACTTTGGCGGGTTGCGCCGGACAGCAGCAGATTCCACCTACCCCGGTGGTCCAGCCCGCCCAGACGGTCCCGGCTGCCGTGCTCTCGGATGAGTGCCCAACTGACAGGTCGCCGTGGGCTTTCGATCGGGCACCGGGTATGCCCGCCGACCCGCACGGAGTGATCGGAAAGTCGTGGCCGCAAGGAGATTCGTGCGCCCTGACAGCAGCGAGTATGAGATTCATTGCCATGGACTCTCACGGCCAGTTCAGGGTGCCGGACACGAGGGGTCGGATCTTGCACAACGCAGCTTGGGTGGGCCGGGAACTAGAAGTGGCTGCTGGAGGGTTTCTACACGTTCGGATTCCAGACGGTATGGGAGTCACCCGTCGTACGGCGATCAATGCGCTATTTGACGCGAGCCGGGCCGTGCGGGACACCAAGGAGCAGGTGGTCGGCATCGCGGCCTCCGCTGCCGCCACCGCCGATGCGCGCCAGGGCTCATTCGATGATCAGGACGCCAAGGACTTCCGCACGCGGGTACTGAAAGTTCGGGAAGCACTGGATGCCCGCCTCAGCGAGATTGGGCAGGCTGTGATGGACAAGCTTGTGCCGGGTGCGCAAGCTGGGCGAGAGAGCTACCTGGTGTGGGGACCTGACACCGGGAACGTCATGGTTCCTGTTGATCCGCAGGGTCACCAACTAGACTGGAACACCCGCAAACTCGTGCTGGGTGCACCGGTAGTGCCCATGCCACCCATTGAAACGTAAAGGGAGACTTAGCAACAAGATGTTCAGAATCATCGCCGCCACCGCATCACTGGCCGTCGCCGCCATCCTGGCCCTGTCCGGGTGCTCGACGGCCACCAGCACACCATCGAATCCGGTGGTGGATACCAGCGCTTCGGTGAGTGCCCAGGCGCTGGTGGACGTGGCTGCCGTGTGGTCGAGCCACCCCATGCCGGACTGTCCTCGTATCGTTAAGGGAAATGAGACCGCCACACCAGGTGTCGTGCTGCCCTCTGATGAGACTGTGGCGCAACAGCTTGCCGGTGTTCAGAGCCCAGCAAGTGAGGTGTGGGTACGCACCAAACTCGGATGGGTGACCAAGTGGCTGGCCCAGACTCGCGCCGACATCATCCCTGACCCGAGTACGCCCGGAGCGCGTGCAGAGGGCAAGCGGTTCGGACAGTACGTCGAGCATGTCCGTGACGAACTCGAAGCGGGCCACGATATTTCGAAGCCCGACCTTGACGGACGATTCCCGGAAGGATGCGCGTGATGACTCCGCAGCCCGACATTATCAAGCCTGCCGACCCTTACAGTCTCCTCGGATCAAGTTGGCCTAAAGAGAGTGAGAGTGCTTACCATACAGCCGAAGCGGCTGCTAGCGATGCATCAACCAGCGCGTCAGGTCAGGCGCAATCCGCAACGGATGCTGAGAGTGCGATGGCCGATGAGCACGGGAAGACAGCCCAAGCGGTGTCAGGAGGGTACGGCACTGCGGCGTCCACTTTGCGTGAGCACGCAATCACTTTCACCACCATAAGCGGGTGGATGACAGACGCGGCGGGAAAGGTCGGGAAGGCCAAAAGCCAGATGTCCGATCTGGTCAACATGGGCACAGAGGAGATTCGTAATGCTCTCTCCAGCGAGACGCAGGGCACCTCAGTCGCGCCGTCGTCCACGGAACTCACCGCCAAGTACCGCGCCGACATCTCTCAAGTGAAGTCCAAGCTGGACGGCGACCTTGCGGCCATTGGGCATTCGCTCGCAGGTGATCCGGGATCATCACGCACTCCGAGTTACGTCAGTGTCTCCCTGACACCGACACCTGAGCAGCGCAACCCTACTGACCAGATCGTGGCGTACAACCACGGGCAGAATCCCGAGGTCACTCCGCAGGTGCTTCCTGAGATGCCCCGCGCATCGAACGCCGAGACGCCCAGTGCACCAAGCACTCCGAGCAGTCCCAGTGCACCGCATCCGATGAATCCCACACTGGCGGGGCTCATCTCCCCACAGAGTGCTTCCAGCAGTGCTGGTTCTCCGTCTTCGAACGGTGCATCCTCGGGTGCGGGTGCGGGTGCGGGTACATCCGGCAGTCAGCAAGGCCACCCGGCACCTGAGCAGCAGCAAGCCAAAGCACCTGGCCTGCCGGGCATCCCCAACATTCCGCTGCCGAACGTCGGCGCAGCAGCGGAATCCATCGCCACGGTGGTCACCAGTGCGGCGGGGGGTGCTCAGCTGCCCACGGCAGTAGGCCAAGCCAGCACAGCAGCTCCTCAAGTCCCAGCGAGCACCGGTTTCACTCCGGGTTCCTCGGGCTCGGCCCCCGTGAGCCCCGGACTCGGACCCATCGGGGGTCTCAGCACCCCACCGGTTACGCAGTCCGCTCCCGCACCCACGGGGACGCCATCGGCCCCGGCACCAGGAGCCCAGACACCCCAGCAGGTCTCCACACAACCACCGCGCGGACCGGTGGCTGACGCCGCCTGGCTGCAACGGACTTATGGCCTGTCTCCAGGTCTGGACCTCCCAAAGTCCGAGACACCATCCATACCAGCATTGTTCATCGCTGGCCTTCCCGAACCCGAGGCCCACCTGCATCGCGTGCTGGCCTCGTTGCGCCAGGTCTTCGAGCAGTCCAACTGGTCCCAACCGATGGCAGTAGCCACCATCACGAGGGGACTAGAAACGCGCTGCGTGTACTCGACATCGGACGGGCTGAGCATCCATCCAGCAGGGGTTCTCTTGCCAACGGGAGTGATCCCGTTAGATGAGATGCCCAACACGCCAGCCACATCCGAACTCTCGGGCTCCCTGATGGTGCAGGACAAACTCGCCGCCTTGATCCCGCGAGGATGGACTGTCGAGCACCTCTTGAGCACTGTTCCCAGTGGAGAGAACTCCCAGTCCGCCGAGCAATTCCAGGAGTTGGTGGAAGCGGGAGAGGTGTTGCCCTGCACGGCCTCTCGCGGTGATGACAGCGTGACCGAAGAGGAAGCCGTGAGTGCCTTCGCCATGGCGGTGTTGGGCCAGGCCACCTCGGGCATCTCGGACCCCGGCACCGAGTCTGCGCGACTCAAGGCAGCCCGTTGGGTCGGCATCCAGCCCACGGGGTATCTCGATGTCCTGGCCCGCTGGTACCTGTCGGACGCCGCCGTGTCCATGAGCCGGGGCGGTTGGGGTGAGGCGGTGTACGCCATTGAGAAATTCGTGTCCATCAGGGAATCGAAAGTCAAAGCAGCATAGGAGGAATGATGAGTATTGCGACATCGGGAGACCCCATCGTCCAGGTGCACCGCGCGGTGGCCAGTGGCGCACGGGCAGCCACTACGGCCTTGCCTACGGTGGTCTCGGCGGGGATGCGGCCGGGTCATGCCGAACTGCTGGAGACCGCGCTGTCCGAGACCAAGAAGGTGTTGGGCGAGATGGCTCGTGTGGCGGATGTGGGCGCTGCCGGAGCGAGTGCGCTCAGTGAGCAGGACACCGCGAACGCTGGGAAATACGACGGCGTGAAGGACGTGACCCGATGAGCGGCAACGATTCTGAGCCCATTGAGGAGTTGGCCCGTAAGAACATGCTCAGACCGAAAGTGGTCCTCGATGCAATGCAGGATCGGGTGGACGGCCTGCCCACCCAGCAGCGTGCTGACTTGGCCACACGCTGGCTGAACAACACGCTGGCCACTAATTCGGTCGCAGATAATCCGGTCAAGAACCTTGTTCAGCTCATCGACCAATCCAGCAAGGAGAAGCCACCACCTGAGCCGCCCGCTCCGAACCCGGCGATCCTGAACGCGCACGGCTTTAGCTCCGACGATCTGCTCAAGACGGACCCGGAGGGGCTGCTTGATTTTGCGCAGAAGCTGGAGGACAAGGCCAACGAGATCGAGCAGGAATTGCCTGCCAAGCGGGCCAAGGTGGAGGAAGCATTCAGGCGGCAAGCACGGATGTACACCAAGGACAGTCGGGTGCCGCCCGTGTTCCAGCCGCTCGGCAAGAGCTTGGCCACCGCGCTCGACAAGCTGGAGCAGAACGTGCAGGGCGTGACCGCGACGCTGCGCAACGATGCCCGGTTGCTCCGTGAGCTGGTGGACAAGCACGACGAGAATGAGCGGCGTGCAGCGCAAGGCTTTGACTCGGTGGATGCACGTCCCCGAGGGTGACGCCCGCCGAGGTACGGGCGATCTGATGAGGAAGGAGGTAAGCGTGATGTCGGAGAACACGAGCCAGCAGTGTGCTGGCGGATGTGCCGAGCACCCCGTGTGGGCGGCGTTGGACAAGCTGGGAGTCGAGTATGAGCGCGTCTCAATTTGAGGTTTGCTGGAAGAAACGCTGACGAATGGATGTGCCGCAGATGTGCCGCAGGGGAGGGCGATTTCTCCGGAAATACCTGGACAGGGGTACTGCCTCATCTGGAGAAATGGCAGCTAGAGGAAGAATAGCCCCTAGTGACGCTCGTTCGCATCGAGAAGGTCAGGGGTTCGATTCCCCTTAGCTCCACAAACATGCAGGTCATTGGCCTGCAAACCCGGTCCGTGGGCGGCAAAAACCGCCTCCGGTACCACTAAAGCACCACTAATTCAGGCTGGGTGCTGGCCGGTTATGGCCTGGTGGACCGCGTCGGCAGCCGCTGGATGGGTACGCCTACGTGCGAAATACACCCTCTGAGTCATGGACGGATCCGAGTGCCCGAGCACATCGGCAGCAACCGTCGCGGAAAGGCCAGCGTCATCGAGGATGGTGGCGACAGCCTTTCGGAAACTGTGTCCGGTGATCTTGACGTGCAAACCCAGAGCGGCGCGCACCCGGCGCCAATCGGCGTCTACGTTGTGTGGATCGCGCGGCGTCCACCGCTCGCTTGGGAACACCAGATCCTCGAACGCCGGGTCGATCGGGTCCGGGTGGACTAGCTTTCTTGCCGCGATCCGCTTCTTGCGGGCTTTGAGCATTTCGACGGCGAACTTCGGCAGGGCGATGCCGTTCTCACTCGCCTTGGGGTCGCCGTCGACGTCGACCAGTTCGAGGCCACCGCCGTCGAGTCGTGCGAGTTTCTTGGAGGGGTGCAGTATGCCCGCGTCGAGGTCTAGGTCAGCCCAGCGGATCGCCAGTGATTGGGAGCGGCGGTGGGCTGTCGCGATCCGCATGACGATCCAGTCGACGAGGTCGACGCGTTCGCAGAACTGCGCGACTGTGGGCGGCGCGTATCGCTTGCGGTTCTTCTTGCGTTCGGCCGCGGACAGGATGACCGGGCACGGCTTTTTCGAGGTTTGGATGTCGAGGAGGATTTGACGGACCTCGTCGACGGTGAGATGAAGGGCGCCAGCAGGCTTGCTGGCGTCTTTTTTGTTGGTCAGCTTGACCTCGCGCACTGGATTCACTTTGATCGCGCCGTCGCTGACTCGGATGGCGTAGTTGTACATGCCGGACAAGACGCTGCGGGATGACTTCGCGCAGCTGGCGCCGCGGGTGTTGGCGACTGCGGTCAGGTAGTTCTCGATGACCTTCGTTCCGGTTTCAGACAGTCGCCGTTGCCCGAACGCTGAGTCGAACCCTTCGGCTTCAGCGTCGTAGCGCTTCATCGTCTCTCGTGCGCGTCCTTGCTCGATCAGGTACGGCCGGTAATGGTCGAGCCACAGCGACCGGATGGTGGTGTCGGGAGACAGGTTGACGTCGAGCTCGGATTGCATGATCGCTGCCGCGGCTGCAAGCACTGCGTCGTGGGCCCGCGTGCCTTCTCGATCGGGTATCAACCGGCCCCGTGAGTCACGCTTATCCGGGCTGACCCGCTTGATCTCGCGGCGCTCCCCGGTGACATCGCGAACCCGTACGCGCGCTTTCCATACCCCTGGCCGCAGCTCGGTTAGATCGACCTTGCCGGGCACACCGATAGGACGCGGTGGTCTACCTCGCGACATATGGCCCCCTTCGCTTGCTTCCCGCAGCGTGGACTCTACGACTCGGCGTTGTCGTTCACAGCGGATTCCCCAGTGGAGATCGGGTGCTGTACCCCAGACTGTTCGCATGCCTAACGTTGAGGTCAATGGCCAGTCGATCCACTTCACCGATCAGGGACAGGGCCCCGTCTTCCTGGCCAGCCACGCCACGCTCATGGATATCGTTTCGCTGGAACGGTTGACCAGCCGAATCCCTGGCCGCGTGGTGGCGTTCGACCTACGCGGCCACGGCAAGACGGTGTACGACCAGAAGCCCTATGACTACAACGATGTCGCGCGGGACGCGCTGGCACTCGCGGACCACCTCGGCGTTGAGCGGTTCACGTTCCTGGCCGAGGGGCAAGGCGCGGTCGTGGCGCTACGCACCGCGCTGGCCGCACCGGAGCGCGTCGAACGGTTGATCCTGATAGGTCCGACAGCTGACGCGCCGTCGGTCAGCGAAAATGCTGCGCTGGATGCGTCCATGGACGTGTGGTGCACCCTGGGCCCCGACCCCGAGGTCTATCACCTAGTTGCCCAATACGCGACCGGCACACCAGAGGACGCGGCCGACTTACTGCAACGATGGAACCAATCAGCCTGGCGGGACTACAGACCTGCCGCCGACGCGCTGGCCAACCGGACCCGGTTCGTCGACCAGCTACACCAGATCAAGTGCCCGACGCTCATCGTCCACGGCACCGGCGATTTCTACGTGCCGATCGAACTTGGCCGCGAGGTCGCGGACAACCTAGGTGGGCCGGTGAAGTTCGTTGAGCTGCCGACTGAGCGTCAGGCCATCACCGTCGCGTTCGACCCGCGTGTCGGTGACGCGGTGCTCAGTTGGCTTGACGGTCGGTGACTGCGCCCAGCAGCAAGACTCCTGATTGCCCGGTTGTGCGCCATGCTCTCATGTCGAGGGTGAGCATGGCGCCTGTATCAAGGTCGCGTATGACCCACGGGCGGGTAGCGGGATCTACCGGAATGATCTGCGAATCCCACTGTCGCTGAAACACTTTGATAGGTAGCAGGCTTCGCACTACCGATTGCAAGCCGTCGTCGTCGGGCGACACGGCCAGCCCGAATCGCAGCAGGCCGACGCACCACTCGGACGTTGCCGTCCAATTCTGGATGACGTCGAGGGCTTTGGTGGAGTGGTAGTGCCAGTGCACCAGGTTGGGTGTGATCCACACGCCCTTGAACAGACGCATGAACTCGTCGTTTGCCTCTTCAACGGTCCATGCTGCGCTCATCCAAGCAGCCGGGTGCGGGTTGAGCGCCTGCAGATAGGTCCGCACGTCGGGCAGTGGAACTGTGGTCTCCGCTGGCATCTTGCCCCCCAATGCATACAAGTAGCGGGTTTCCCATGACGATAGCCCCAGCGCCTTGCTGATGGCGTCGGAGCCAGCGGCGGGAGGGTTATGGGTGTTGGTCTCGACCTGCCGAACCCACGACTCGGAGTACCCGGTGAGTGAGGCGAGCTGCGGGCGAGTTATACCACGACGTGTACGGGCCGCGCGGACGAATGATCCAAGATCATTGCGCGGAGCCATACAAGAAACGTAAACGCTTTGGATCTTGACGCCAATTCGCTGCGCGGTGTTTCCTCATTTCACAGGGGGTCCACAGTTTCCCCTCTGCTCGCATCGGAGGAGGTGCATGTCAGGATGAGGACTGACATTGTTTGTATTGCAAGGTGTTTCACGGCGCCGAACGTTGGAACGCTGGATGCGGCGCGCGTGGTCCTGGCTGCGGGCCTACTTGGGATCCGGGCCAGTGTCCTTCTTACGTTCGTACTCTCGCTGCGCGGCGTCGAGGATCTCCCCGGGGGTGGTGTCGAGCGCCTTGGCCAGGTCGATGAGCTGGAGCACGTCGACCTTCCGTGTGCCGCCGAGTAGGCGGTTAACTGTTGACCGGTGATATCCGGTCAGGTCCGCGACTTCTTCTTGCGTTCGGCCGGTCCGAGCGCGCGCCGCGCGCAGCTCCGCTGCGATCACCTGCTGCAGCAGTGCTACGTCCTGGTCATTTGTGGCCATGCGGTCACGCTAGCACCAGTTCTGGCACATCTACAAGCCGAACTGTCACATTTGCCATGATTTGCGCCGTAACCGTTCGGGTTCAACACGCATCCGTTTGGTGTTGACATGTAGCCGTTTGGCGTCATACGGTGTGTCACATGCCACCCCACCAACTCCCTTCGCGGGCGCAGTCCGTCGTCGACGCAAGTGGTGTCCCCCGGCGAGACATCGCAACAAGCCTGGGCATCTCTGCCACCACTCTGAATCGACGGCTGTCGGGTCAAAGTCCTTTCAAGGCAGACGAATTGGTTGGGTTGGCAAACATTCTCGGTGTCAAGCCAAGCGAGCTGCTATGACACAACCGCTGACAGTAGTTCCGGCCGCGCAACGGAACCTCGTATCGACAAAGGTTGCCGCGCGCCTGGTCGGGAAGACCGAAGAAACGCTCCGTAGATGGCATCGCAGTAGCACCTATGACGGGCCGCGTCCGTTTCGGATTGGTGGCGAACTGCGCTGGGATGCAGACGAAATGCGCGCGTACGTTGAGACCTGCAGGACGTCGCGATGACGGTCAATGTTGATATCAAGATGAACCGCGCCGCGGTCCGGGACATGGTGCTCGACGAACTGGCCGCCGCCCGGGCCCGCCGCGCCAAATACGGCGACGGCCCACACGTCTTTCCCGACGGCCCCAAGCTGCTGCACGTCGCGATCGAAGGCCACATCATCGCCACCGCCACCCACGCCGCCAACAGCGTTTGGGAAGTGCGGCCACGGGACCACCACGCATTCACCGTGCATGACCAGTTCGCCGCTCACGACGCACTGACCGCGCTCGGCCACATGTACCTCGCTGGAATGGCGCGCACCGCAGCCGCCGCCCCCTGAACTGTATTCGGCCACAACTGAATACAGAAACCGAAACGCTGGTGGCGGGCACAACCGCCAAGTATCCCCCGCCACCAGCGCCCAACTCACCACATGGAGTGGCAATGGATAACGGTACTCGCGGGCCCGATCAGTGGCTCACAAAACCTCTAGCAGCGCTCATGGCACTGGCCGCCGTGGTCGCCATGGCCATCGCGGACCCTGGTCAAACGGTGCCCGCCCCGGCCCACGGAATCGGGGCCGAGCGATGACCACGGCCGCCGTCATCGACAACGCGCTGATAGCCCGGATCCTGCACGCCGCACTCGCTGAGCTACGACGGCCGATCGACCCGGAGGCCGAGAACGGGTGGGCCCGCCTGGCATACGGACAAAAGGACAGCTGCAAGTGCGCGGCCGGGGCAATCCGGTTCGCCATCGCCTGCGAGTTCGGCCAGCCCCCGGTCGCCGACACCTTGTGGTTCTCGAAATGGAACGACGTCTGCGACGCTGTGTGCGCGCGGCTGTGCGCTGGCGCCAAAATTAGGATCAGCGAACGCCCCTGGGCCCAGGGCTACTTCGAGGGCTACGTCATCGACTGGAATGACCGCTACGTCGAGACGTTCTCCGAGGTGGAGACGGCGTTCGAGAAGGCCATCGCCATCACCGAGGCCGCCGCATGAGCGCCGACATCCTGCACCGTGCGCTCACCGAAGCGCCGTCGGCGCAGAAGTTTTTCGATGCTCTCACCGCCGCTGATGGGTATGTGGCCAAGGTCGACGAGCTGGGCTACCTAGCGTCATTCGCGCCGCCGCCAATTTACTACGGGCAGTGCGTATGTGGATCGGTGTTCGAGATCCGGCCCAGCGATGGACGAGTCGATCTGACCGGCGACGACTGCGAGTCCATCCGTGACTGGGATGACCTCCACAGCTATTGCCAGGACGGTGCCTGGTGAGAGCTGTCTTCTTCGAGTTCGAGGTGCTGTTGGGTCACGGCGAAAGCGCCGAAACCTACCCGATGCTGGTGTCTCTCGACGCGATCCGTTCGATCGAACCGTCGACCGGCGCCGGTGACCATGCTCTCGTGGTGTTGGAGGGATCGGTGACCGACGCCGACGCCGCCATCACCCAATTCCGAACCGTTAAGCCGTACAAAGAGATTCGGGAACTGTTGCGGCACAATGCGTACACGCAGACGGTGGTCGTCCCATGCTGAATCTGAAAGCTGTCACCGCCGGGCTGGCCACGGTTGTCGCGTTGATATCAGCGCCTAGTGCTCACGCGGACCGGGTCGATGACTATGTGGCCGCGTACGGGCAGGACGCGATCTGCCCGGTCTTGGACGAATACCCCACCAACGCGGGGATCCTCGGCATCGTCAACCATCTGGTCGACTCTGAGGGCTTCACCAGCTATTCGGCGGGGCTGGTCATCGCGCACTCGGTGATTCTGTTCTGCCCCAAACACGTTCCCGTGCTCCGCAAGTTCGCGGACACCTACAACGGAACGAGGTCGGTGTGACCACGTTGCAATACACCGAACAGCTAGCCATCGAGTACTGCTGCTCTTGCGGGATCGCGTTCGCGATGCCCACCGACTACCAGAGCCGCCGCCGAGACGACCACAAGTCGTTTTACTGCCCGGCCGGACACAGCCAGCACTACACCGGTAAGACCGAGGAACAGAAGCAGAGAGAGCGTGCCGACCGGCTGCAGCGGCAAGTCGAGGCCCGCGAAGCAGACATTCGTCTCGAACAGCGCCGCCTCGCCAACGAGCGGCGGTCGCACGCCGCCACCAAGGGGCAGTTAACCAAGACGAGAAAGCGTGTCGCGAACGGCGTATGCCCTTGCTGTAACCGCAGTTTCGCGAATCTGGAGCGTCACATGGCGCACATCCACCCGGGCTATGCGGAGAGGGCCGAATCGTGACCACAACCGAGGGGCAAGAGCCCATCGTTACAAGAGAACTCATCTCCAGAATGCGTCTCGCCGCAGACACTCTCGAGGAGGCGACCGCCATCCGCGCCAGCATCGTCACGGAGCACAAGGACACTGGCTGGGATCCATCCGGTCTTCGTTTGATCGCTCAAGGGTGGGAATACGAGCTCGATAAAGAGGAGGTTATCGAGCAACTGACCCAGCGGATAGCTGAATTCATGACCCAATCGGTGCAGTACGAACGAGTGGCGCGCGAGCGAGCGACCCCGATTGCTCATCTGATCTATGCGACCTTCGACGTTAAGCTCAAGGGCGGCAGATCATGAAGGCCACGCTCTGCCCGGTGTGCCACAAGCCGATCACGTTCGACGCGAACGGGAACATCGACGCACACAGCGACGGCACCAACGTTCGCGCCTGCCCCATGTCGGGTAGCCGATACGCCCGCAACCTTGCGGGGGTCGGCGCATGAGCGGCCACACGACTGGGATCTTGGGCATCTACACCAAGCGCGATCCGCAGTTCCTGCACCCCGGCTCAGCGCAGTGGTCGAAGATGATCACCCCGTCGAAGGTGGCCGCGATCCTGGGCGTGTCCCGCTACGAGTCGGCGTACCGGTTGTGGCATCGCATGACTGATCGATGCGAACCCGAGCCGCCGAAGGACGCCTTCGACATCGGCCACGATCTGGAGGCGTACGCCGCGAACCGTTGGCGGCGAAAGAACCCGGGCTGGCTGCTGTCACAAGGCGAGGTGCAGGTACACGTAGATCCCGACAAGTTCGGGTTTCCTTGTGTGGCAACGATAGACCGGCGCGGTGTGCGTGGCCGGGCCCGGCGGGTGGTGGAGTTCAAGGCGGCACGAAACCTCACCGATCTGGAGATGTTCGGCGACGACCTCACCGGCGATTGCCCCGAAGATCACGCCGCGCAGGTGCAAGCACAAATGCTGTTCACTGGGTGGACCGAACTGCCCGGACATCTGCTGGCCGTCGGCCCCTACTTCGACGAACGCATCTACGAGATCCCGTACAGCCTCACGCAGGCCACCTGGATCCTCGATGAAGTTCGCAAGTTCTGGGAGCTGTTAAAGGCCGACGAGCCACCCGAACTCGACGACAGCATTCACACCTATCAATGCCTGCGGGCCCGCCATCCCGACATAGAACAGGGTGCAGCGATCGTGCTCGACGCCTCGGATGCGCTGGAATACGTCACCGCGCGAACCGATTTCGAGGACGCGGAGAAGGCCCTTCAAGCGGCGAAGAACAGGCTCACCCTACAGATGGGCAGCGCCCAGCACGCCGAATTCGCCAGCACGCGCATCGCGACGCGCCGCGCCCACGGCAAGGGCGGGGTCGCACTCTACGCCGCCAAAAGCGTGACACCCGAACAAATCCGATTCTTGGACGGAGAAACCCAGTCATGACCGAGACAACCACCCAAACCGCGGACGCCGTGACCATGATGATGCCCGATCCGGCCGCAACCACAGGCGGTGAAGTAGCTACTCAGCTCGGCACAGAGCTGGCCATCAACACAGGCCAGATCGGATTCACCGACGCGCAGCGAGCCGCGCTACGGCAGCTCGGTATCGAAGACGCTACCGACGGCGACCTCGCGGTCTTCTTCCATGTCTGCCAGACGACCGGCTTGGATCCGTTCCGCAAAGAGATTTACATGATCGGCCGTAACACCAAGCTCACCGAGTGGCTAGACAATGGGGAAGGCGGCCGACGCAAGGTTGAGCGGTACGTCACCAAGTACACCATTCAAACCGGTATCGACGGGTTCCGGCGCAAGGTCCGCGAGTACGCGCACCGCAACGGAGACACCCTTGCCGTGGAAGGCCCGTTCTACTGCGGCGACGACGGGGAGTGGAAAGAGGTATGGCCCGGCAAGACCCCGCCGGTCGCCGCGAAGTTCACCGTCATCCGCAACGGTGAGCCCTTCACTGCGGTAGCGCATTTCGACGAGTTCGTGCAGACGAACAACCTCTACGAGGGCACCGGCCAGGGCCGCAAGGTCGTCGGGCAGGAACCCAACAGCATGTGGGCAAAGATGCCCCGCAACCAAATCGGCAAGTGCGCTGAGGCGGCGGCATGCAGACGCGCCTACCCAAACGAGTTCGCCGGATTGATCCTCTCGGATGCTGCGCAGCCGACGGTCATCGACGGCGAGGTCGTCGAGCAGCACCGGCCGCCGCAGCGCGCCCGGGGAACCTCGGCGTTGGAGGCGCGTGCCGCGGCAGCAGCTGCGGCCAAGGCGCCACAACCCGCGGCCGATGACACCCCTGCGGTTGCAAAGCCGCTGTCGGAGGCCAGCCGTCGTAAGTGGCTGAACAAGATGTTTGCACTCATGGGCGAGGGCAAGGCGCCCGACCGTGAAGACCAGCTGATCGTGATCGCCGGGATCCTGGACCTAGACACGCTGCGCGAGCACCGCGACGACATGACCGACGACGAACTGCGCACGGTCGCAACACAGCTCAACGACTGGAAGACGACCGGAGCCCTCGAAGCGCAGGTTACCGAGCTGATCAACGCATGGTCGCTGCGCGAAGCCGCTCAAGCAGACGCCGCTGCCCACGAGTCTGCGCCCGCCGAACAGGGCGATCTACTCGACGGCGGCGACCAGTCATGAAGCGCGGGCAGGTGTTCATCCCCGACGGACCGCTCACCCTCGGTGATCTACGCCGGATCGTGGCCGACTCAGACGGCAAGCCCGATGACCGGCTGATCGATCTGCAGACACCGATGGCAGGGGATCGGCGGCAGGTCAAGGTCACGGTTCTGGAATACGCCGACACACGCCAGCCCGTGATCAACATCGAGACTTCCGCAACCAAACAGGTTGCGGAACAACCCAACCCAACCACAGCGAAGGACCACCTGTAATGGCCGAAATCACCAAGGCGCCCGCCGATCTGCCGTCCACGAACGAACTCGACAAACACGACACCGGAGACGGAACCACACCCGTCGCCTACATCGGGTTATCGGCAACGAACGTCAAGATCGAGAACCCGCCCGAGCTGGAGGACAGCGGCATCCTCGTAATCCGTTGGACATGCACCGATTCGGGCAACAAGCTGATGAAGGACGGCGAGATCCGCCCGAAGCGCACCCTGACCGTCACGTCGGCGTGGTGGCCCGGCAACCGGCCGCTGCCCCAGGATCCGAACCAGGAAGCCCTGTTTGAGGACGACGTGGACGCCGCGAACAAGGCCGAAGCCGAGAACAACGAAGACGCCGAGGGCGGCACCGATGAGTAGCCGCGAACCCAGCGCGTTCAGCTTCCTTGTCCTGGGCGCGCTGCAGAAGCGGCCCATGTACGAGGGCACCGTCCCGGCCGCCGTGGTGGCCGACCGTCGCCGCCGCAACCGGGCCGCGCGCAGGTCTCGCCGCGTGAACCGGAGGGCCCGCCGATGATCCTGGTCGAGATCTACCCGGACAGCGCAGACGAATACCGGTGGAGGGCCAAGGACGGCGCCAACGGCAAGGTGATCGCGGACAGCGGCGAGGGTTACCAGAACATCAGCGATGTCGAGCGCATGATCCAACGCGTCTTCAGCGGGGAGACTGCTCGCCCCCCTGCGCCGGAACCGGTTCATTTGCGTATCACCTACCGCGGTATGGCTGGCCCCTCTGACGATGAGCAGATCCGGTGAGCACCGCCCATGAACCCGGGTCCGGGGACGCGCCCGCCGAGACCGTCCCCGAACCCGGCACCACCGCAGACGAATACACGCCCGAACAGATCGCCGCGGCCGACCAGATCCTGGCTGAAGCGAAGGATCTGTTCAACAAGATCGTCAACGATATCCGCAACGGCAAAGCCGAGCTGTCGCACTCGGCGCCGATCGATGTCTGTCTGATCGCCGCTGACCTGTTCCACCTTGCCGTGGGCCACAACCAGCTGGCCGAGGTCTGTCAAGCCCTGGCGTGGGCCGCCTACCAGACGGTCGAACGAGATGGCTGACTTCCGGCGCGGCCCGGGCCGCCGCTTCCAGCAGCCGTCCCGCGGCTGCAACGTCGACTGGGACAAGTCCCCGGAACGGCAACTCGCGCTCACTGTGGCGTGCCGACACTGCCACGCACCCAAGGGGACCAGGTGCGTGAAGAAGAACGGAACCTTCCTGCTGAACTTCCCGGCACACCCGTCCCGGATCGTCGACGCCAAGGCGGTGACCCCATGACGTTCCGGGTACTGGGTTTGGATCCGTCGTTGCGGCGCACCGGCATTGCGATCCTGACCGATTTCGGAGGCATCACAGCGCCGTCGGTGCTGCGGGAAATGGGGGAGGGCAGCGACGAACGCGAAAGCTATCTACAGGGCAACCGGCGGCTACGGGCGGTGTGCGCGAACACTATGCGCATCATCGACGACTACAGGTCAAAGATCGGGCCCGACAACATCGACCTCGCCGTGATCGAAGGGCACGCATTCTCACGCAACCTGCCTTCAGTCGAAGACCGACACGGCCTGTGGCACGGCCTGGTTGGCGCGCTCGATGTCCGCAAGATCCCTATCGCGATCGTGCAACCAAGTACCCGCGAACGGTTCATCACCGGCAAGGCCAGCACGGGGCCGACCGCGCTGCCCCCAGACGAACGCAAAGCACTCGTGCTGGCCGAGATACGGAAGTTGTTCCCACAGCACCGGATCGCGAACCACGACGTCGCAGACGCCGTCGGCCTGGCGCTCATGGGCGCAATCCACCTCCAAATGACGATGCCCTTCCGCCTCCGACGCTGCCACATCGAGGGCGTGCACCCCATCAACTGGCCAGCCCTCACGCAACCACAGTCCACAGCAAGGAGATAACGATGACCACCGCGCCCCCGACGAACAAGCACTGGTTCCGCAAGCTGATCCACGGCCAGCCCCACCAGATCATCGGCGGAAACGACGACCCGTACCTGCTGCGCTGGTACCTGATCCCGCGTAACCCCGTCCTGAACATCTATCTGCACCAGTTCCTGCGCAGCGACGACGACCGCGCCCTGCACGACCACCCGTGGTGGTTCTGGTCGATGGTGCTGCTCGGTCATTACTACGAGCACCGCGCCGACGGCCGCCGAATCAAACGGCACGCCGGATCGATCGCCTATCGGCGCGCCGAGACCCGGCACCGCGTCGAGCTACCCACCTCCAATGACCCGTTCTCACTGCTGAGCCGAGAGGACTCGTGCGTCACCCTCGTCATCACCGGCCCGCGGGTCCGCGTGTGGGGATTCTGGTGCAGGGACCGGTTCGGGGAGACGCGTTCTCGGCAGTACGAGGTCGAGCGATTCGTGCCGTACTACGACTGGCACGACGGCGGATGCGGCGAACCCATCGAGCCGGGTCGGGTGCGCGCCGATGACTAGCACCGGCCGAATCCTGCAGCTTGTCGCGTACGAACGGATACGGCAACAAGACAAATGGGGAGAACAAAACCACCCGAACATCGACGTCGACGACGTCCAACTGTTCCACGAGACCGTCGCCAGGTTCCCAGCTCTCCCCATCCCCGAGAGTTTCATAGAGCATGTCGCATCCAGGCACAACATTCCCACTGCCAATCAGGCGCGTGACACCCTCCAGCGGCTAGCCGCAGCGGGGAAGGCCACCTGGGGGCGGATCCTCCTCGAGGAATTCGCAGAGGCAATCGAAGCCGCCGCGCTTGCCGCGATCGACAAGGGGCCCATCGAAAACCTCCGTACCGAGCTGATTCAGGTCGCGGCGGTAGCCGTGCAGTGGGCCGAAAAACTCGGCGGCACAGAATGACCGAGCTGTCTGCCCCGTTCCCGTACTTCGGCGGGAAGCGCCGCGCCGCAGACGCCGCCTACCGGATCGTGCTGTGCGGGTTCGACACCGAGCACGATGCGCTCCTTGAGCACGGCTGGACTGTCGACGTGGGACGGGCTGGTGGGGGCGCCGGGTACAACACCGACGCCAAAGCCGGGCGACGGGAACGCTTGTGGTTCAGCCCGGCCTGCCTGCACGCCGACACCATGCTCGACTTCGGAGCGGGCGTATGACGGCTCTACTCGGCCAGACCTACACCCCGCCCCAGTACGAATACCAGACGCTCGACAATGCCGGGCAGTGCACGCAGTGCCGCCAGAGCATCCGTGCCGGGGCCCAGGTGGTCAGCCAAGGTGACCGCAGAGTCCACGACCACTGCTACCGGCGGGCCGTCAGGGGGCGGTACTGGTGACATTCCCCGAAGTGCTCATCGAAAGCCGGGTGCTCGCCACAGTGCCCGACCGCTGCCACAACCCGCGGTGCGGCATGCCGATCCTGTGCGGCGACATCGTGATGGTTCGACGCCTGCGGGATCACCGCCGCCTCACCGGTGAACGCACCGAAATCCTGTGCGAGAACTGCCAATGCGGATGGAAAGAACCATGACCGACGCCGATGACCCCAAGTGTGTCTGCACGCACTACCGCAGCGTGCACGACCACCAGCCAAACCCGAAGTGCCGGGCCGGTGTATTCGGCTACCCATGCGACTGCCCCGGATTCGAGGCCGACCCGAAAGCGAACACCCAATGACCGACATCGTCTTCATGGACACCGAAACCCTCGGCCTCGATATCGACGCCCCGATATGGGAATTCGCCGCAATCCGGCGCCATATCAACAGCCCTGAAGTTGCCGACGCGAGCGGCATTACGTCCACGGAACGCAGGCTTCACCTCCAGATTCACCACCATGTCGGCTCGTGGCTGACAGGCCCCGATGCGCTACCCGAAGAGTTCGCCGCTGACTACCGTCGCCGATTTAACGCCGACACGGCATACGGCCAGACAGTGGCAGCGCGAGTGATTGCAGAGTTCCTGTCCGAGTCCCATTCCGGCCGCCCGCTCATCGTCGGCGCGGTCCCGAGTTTCGACACCGAACACATCCGGCACCAACTGCTGCGGCCCTTCGGTATACCCGACCCCTGGAACTACCACCTGATCGACATCGAAAACGTGGTCACCGGATACCTGCGCGGCCGAAACCTCCTGCCGCGGATGCCCTGGAAATCCGACCAGCTGTCGGCGGCTGTGGGTGTGGATCCCACGAATTTCGACCGCCACACCGCCCTGGGTGACGTGCTCTGGATCCGCGCCCAGTGGGACGCCGTGATGGGAGCCGATTTCCATGGGTGACAAGACGGGCATCGAATGGGCCGACGCCACATGGTCACCAGTGACCGGTTGCACCCGTGTCAGTGATGGATGCCTGAACTGCTACATCGAACGATCGACACCAATTCGTATCGCAGGCCGAAGGTTTGACGGTGAAGGCATCGGGTCGAGTCTGGCGGTACAACTTCACCCGAACCGTCTGGACTGGCCAATCCGAAAGCGTGACGGGAAGAAGATCTTCGTCTGCTCACAAGCCGACCTGTTCCACGACGACGTGCCTGACGAGTACATCGCCCGCGTGTTCGCTGTAATGGCCTTGGCTCCACAGCACACATTCCAGGTGCTTACTAAGCGGCACGGTCGGATGCGGTCGCTGCTTTCCAGTGATGATTTCCGGTCGGAGGTCACGCAAACCTTCGTTGGCTGGGCAGTCGAAGACCTCTCGCTGAAAACCGGTCATCTGGAGTCCGCTACCGGGGACCGGTGGCCGCTGCCGAACGTCTGGCTGGGTGTGAGCGCTGAGGACCAGAAGCGCGCAGACCTCCGAATCCCAGCGCTGCTCGATACCCCGGCCGCGGTGCGGTGGATCAGCGCCGAGCCGCTACTTGGACCGGTCAACCTTCACACCGATCCGATCGAGGCCGGTACGCCATTCTGGGGTAGCCAGCTCGACTGGGTGGTTGTCGGCGGCGAGTCCGGGTCGGGTGCAAGGCCGATGCATCCCGATTGGGCGCGCTCGCTGCGCGATCAGTGCGTGGCCGCTGGTGTGCCGTTCCTGTTCAAACAGTGGGGCGAATGGGTGCCGGAACGCCTGGGGCTGCACGGGTGCAACGCGCCTGCGGCGTTCCTGTCAACCGACGGTCAGGTGCGACTGCTGGTTGACGGCAAGCCCGCATACGCACCGTTTGCCCCAGCCGGTGACATGACCATCCGCCGGGTCGGCAAGAAGCGCGCCGGGCGCGAGCTGGACGGCCGCACTTGGGGCCAGTACCCCGCGGCGGTGGCGTGATGCCCAAGCGAATCCAGCGCAAGCGCACCGCGGGCTGGCGCATGCCCGCAGGCGCCATCTACGTCGGGCGGCCGAGCCAGTGGGGTAACCCGTACGTTGCGGGTCCAGGTCGACCACGAATGCCATGGCTGCCAGAGGGGACCGTTCTGACCGTTGAGCAGACCGTCGCATGCTATGCCGACATGGTTCGTGGCGGTGGTCCGAACATCAACGGCGACAAGTGGCTTACATCGCAAGTCGGCGTGATCCGCTACCTCCTGGCCGGTCACGACCTCGCTTGCTGGTGCCCGCTCGATCAGCCCTGCCACGCCGACGTTCTACTGGAGATTGCCAATGGCTAATGTCACCAACACATCTGAGCTGTTGGCGTTGCTGCGGCGCCATTACATCAAGCCCGGCCTGGACCTGCCGGGTGGCGTGTTCGTACCCGAGGTTGGCGGTAACGGATCTTGGGGTGCCAGTGCGCGCGCCGACGCCATCTATGTCGGGTTCACCAGCAGCAGCGGCCGAATCCTGGTCGGGCACGAACTGAAAATCAGCCGCGCCGACTGGCTGAACGAACTCAACAAGCCCGGCAAGGCCGATCAGTGGGCCGACCAATGCCACGCCTGGTATCTCGTCGTCAACGACCCCGCGATCGTGAAGCCCGGTGAGCTGCCTGCCGGTTGGGGGCTGATGTCACCCGGCACGAGCCGCACCCGCATGGCCGTTCACACGCCCGCAGCCGTCAAGCCCGACCACACCCCTTCATGGGACGCCGTACGTTCCGTCATGGCCCGCATAGACACCTTGCGCGCCAGCGACGTAGCCGACGCCGTCGAATCCCGAGACCGGGCCCGGCACAACCAATACGAGAAGGACATAGCCGCGGCGGTCGAGCGGCGCGTGAAGTCCATGCCGGAAACGGGGGAGGCCGCGAAACGGCTCAAGCTCATCGAGGACGCCATCGGTGCCCAAATCGATTGGAGCGACAACGTCTGGGTGCCGGACCGCACGGTCGACCCGGAGCTGCTGGCACGTATCGGCAAGGCCGCGTTGGCCCTTGGCGGCATCGAATCGGCTATCCGTCAGCTCGGTAGGGGTTACAACAGCACGAAGGAAGTACGACGACTCATCGACGAATACGACGCCAAGCTCGCCGAGTTCCTGGCCCCCGCCAAGGCCGTGTGCGCGTGGTGCCCAACAGCCGCAGGCGGGACTGCCGAGCACAACGACGGCACTCGCCACCCGTCATGCGGAAACACAGGGCACGGCATGAACTGGGAGGTGTCCGAGTAGTGGCGTGGTTCTACGTCGATGACGGGTTCAGCGATTCCAAGCCAATCATGAACCTGCCCACGACCCCTGTCCGTGTCCCGATGCGGATCGCGGTCGCCGGTGCGTGGGTTCTCGGCGGGTCGTGGTCAGCAAAGGAAGAACTCGACGGGTTCATCCCGCACTCGAAGCTGAAATCGCTTCTGGTGCCGCGGTCTGTGGTGGCGACCATGGTGGCGCCCGGCCCCCTCGACGCCCCGCTGTGCTGCCCAGAAAGTGACGGAATTTTGGTCAGAAATTGGGCAAAATGGCAGCGAACTAAGGCAGAAAACGAGGCCAACCGCAAACGCGAAGCCGAGAAGAAACGGAACCAAAGACGGCGCGGCCGAAACTTTGTGACCGGCATAGATGACCAAATGTCCCCAGGGGACAACGACGGGGACACCGCAGAGCCCGGCGAAAACGTGTCCCCTGGGGAGTCCCGTGGTCCCACCCCACCCCACCCCTTAGTAGTTACTTCTAGTGGGGATAGACCGGTAGGAAGCCGCCCGGCCGAACACTGCCCCCGACACCCCGGCGGAACCGAACAGCCCTGCGGCGCCTGCGCTAACGCGCGGCGCAACGCAAACACCTGGGACGCCCAACAGCTGCAAGCCGCCGCCGACCACGCGGCAGCCACGTTCGCCGCGATCCGCCAATGCCCCGACTGCGACCCCAACGGCCTGCGCTACTCCGACCCGGAAGACCCCGAGTCACCGCTGACCCGCTGCACCCACCCCAACCTCGAACGCTAGGAGACGAAATGAGCCCCATCCCACCGGAAATCCTGGCCGCCGCCGACCAGGACCGCGCCGCCTCCAACGAGGCCCTCGACGCATTCGTCGAATGGTTCCGGCAGCACACCGCCAGCAGACACCACGGCGACAGCACATGCGCCTTCCACCAGGTCGTTGGTGTGGCACGCAAGCGCGACCAGTACCAGCTCGCACACATGCTCGCCGCCGCAATAGCACGCCTAGCCGCCGCCGACACCACACAACCAGTCATCGACGAGGACGGGGTCCGTTCATGAGCGTTCAGACAGCCCAGGCCGACCATAACCGTTGGCGCGCACACCAAATGGCCAATCGCGGCACACCCGCCACGACCATCGCCAAACACCTCGGCATCGACCCCGACAGCGTGCGCCGCTACCTGCGCCAACCCTGCCCCGAGCAGCCCCACAGCCAAGACCAAAGCTGGCAGACCCGCGGTCTATGCGCCCAACGCGACTGCAGCGTGGAACCCGATGCCTTCTTCCCCGGGTACGGAGCCAACATCGACCCGCGGGTCAAAGCCCTCTGCGCCCGCTGCCCAGTCCGCTACCAGTGCCGAGAATCCGCGATCGTGCACTACGAGGAATTCGGTGTATGGGGCGGCACCAACGCCTCCGAACGCCGCCTGCTACGCCGCCAACGACGCGCCCAACAAGGCGTCGCATGACCACCACCGCTACGGTCACGCACGAATGCCTCGGCGGACGCGACTGCCGGGCATTCGAACTCGTCGAAGACCGGGGCCGCCAACGCCGCCGCCCGGCCGCCACCGACAAACCAAACACCCTGTGCCGCCGCTGCGCATCCGACGTCCGGCGCGCCGTCGAAGACCTCCCCGGCGACTACCAACGCCTCGACGCCGCCATGGAAGACGGACCCAGCCACGACGCACCCGGCGGCCCGAAAGTACGCGCCAGCACCGAACCACCCATCCCGTACAACGTGCGATACGACGCCCTGATGGCCGATATCGCCGCCGAACTCACCGCCGCCGCTGCACGTATCACGGTGCCACCCAAAGGGACACAGCTGTACGTTGTGACCACCTGTAGCAAGGCCGTCGCCGCGAACGTGCCCAAGCTACTGGCCTCACCGCCGCTGATGGACGAAGTATGGGTCAACGGCACCGAACGCCGCGCCGTCCACCGCAGCGGCGTCGACATCGCTCTCGCGCTGGTGAACCTGCACCGGCAGATCGGCGCCGAACTCGGCGGCGGCACCGACGCCACGAAAATCCGGCTCCCGTACGGCTGTGCCGCATGCGGATCCCCATCGCTGTACCAGCACGGCTACCAGGTGACCTGCCCTGACTGCAAAAAGGACTGGACCGACGACGCCTACGCCGAACTGAACCGTGAACTGGTGCGACGAAAGGAAGAAGCCGACATGCGCGAACTGGAACACGCGAACGCCAAACTCGCTGCACTGCAACGCCTTAACGACGGATTCAACGAAATCGAAGACCAGAGCACGCTATTCACGCCCGCCCAGATCGCCCAACTACTGGGCGACATCCTCGCCATGCCCGCCACCACCACCGACGCCGCGAAAGAAACGAAAACCCGATGAGCGAAAACCTTTATCAGGACACGATGCTGGCCGCTGCCGCCCTGCACCATGCCAACGACCAGCGCACACCCGAACAACGGCAAGCCGAGATGGTGGTTCGCGGACTGCTCTACCCCTGTGAAGTGACCGACCCGGCCGTCGACACCGGCCGCCACCACCGCAAGGTCGGCGAAGAGGTCTACATCGAGCGCTACGGCTCGCCCGGCCGCCACCGGAAACCAGACGAGTACAGGGCGCCCTGCTGGCGCGGCCCCTGCTGGCTTCCCGGGGGCCACGAAGGGCCGTGCCGACCGTGACCGTCAGGGAGAGCGCCCGCCTGCTCGTGCTTCCGCCGTGCTGCGACCCGCGCGGCCACAACTTTAAAGCCGACCAAATCCGCACCGAAACAGCCGTATGCGAACGCTGCGGACTCATCCGAAAGCGCGTGATATACCGATGACAGCCCGGAAGAACCCGCTGCGCGGCCTGGGCGCACTCGACGAAGCGCGCCGTGTCGCCCACCGGCTCAAGAACGAATTCGCCGCCACCGACCCCGCCGCCGCACAAGCCAGCATCAACCGGCTCGTCGGCGAAGGCATCGAATGGCTCATCGGAAACCGCACACCCCTCGACCCGGACGGCTGGTACACCGCCCTCGAACTCGCCAACGAACACCACGTACCGCCCCAATCGATCCGAGACTGGGTGCGCCGCAACGACCTACGTGTCATACACCGCGGCGACGGAAAAGACGTGTACCAAGCCAGCGAAATCGACCTGTACCTGCGCTACCGGCGCCTCCGCGCACTGCACCTCACCCACGGCCAAACCTTCGACAAATGGCGCCAAATCCAAACCGACCAGGAGACACAGCAATGATGACCTGCGAACGGTGCTTCATACCGATCTACGTCGGCGAGAAGTACATCGAGATCCGCACAGTGGGCACAACCGATGCCGTCCCGCCCCAGGCCGTGCACCTCACCTGCTTGTACAGCCGGGTCGATCAATGACCCGTAACCGTGAGCAGGACGTGATCGACGCCATCGACGCGCTCGTCGACGAACAAATGGCCGGGGGAGAGCACGCCCACCGCCAGCGCGCACAAGCCGCCGGAACCGCCGACCGGTGCGCTCTCTGCGGCGGCGCATGGCACGGCGAACCGTGGACCGGCGTCGACCGCGAACACCTCGGCCGATACGACCAGCATGACCACGGCCGCGCCTACGGATGCCCCGGCGCCAACGCCACCGGCCCACAACGCATCCGGTGGAGGCACGAAGACCGAGGCGCGCGGTGGTTAGCCCAGCACGGCTTCCGCACAGGCGGCAACCCCTTCGTCGACCAGACTGCATCCGTTGCCTGGACCATCGACATGGTCAACGCGATGCGCCCATCCGTACCGCGCGTTCGGCAGCTGAATGTCCTGCGAGTGCCGCCTCACAGCCCGTATGTCGGCCCCGAACTACACGAGGGTGCCCGGATCGCGGTGCAGCTGGCCGACGGCCGCCTCGTCACCGGCACCATCGGCAGATACGACGAGAATCAAGAAACTGGCGAAGTCGAAATGACCATCGTCCAACACCTCGCCGAATACGGGCTCGGATCTAGCGCCCTCGACGTACTGGTGTTCGACGAACCACGTGAGCTACTCCCTGGCCGTGCAGATCCTGCCGGACCTAGCATCTGATCCATGCAAAGCCGCATGACCACCGACAAGCTGCTCGCCCAGGCAACCGAAGCTGCCCGGCGATGGCCCAACGCCACCCTGGAACGTAACGATGTCGGCAACCTCGTCGTCCTGGACGACGGCGAATTGGTGGCTTGGCTGGACCTCAACTTCGGTGACATCCAGGAGTTCTAACCGCGCGCTCATCGCCGCGGACCTGGATCCGACCGCGCCGTAGCCTCCGCGTGAGCGGCTATCAACGCCGCCGCGAAACCCGGCACATCCTGCACCAACAGGCCCGCCGGAATGTTCACAAACGCAACCCGATCGCCACGCGCCCCGATACGAACCTCACCATCGACCCACGGCTGCCCAGTCACCGGCACCCGCACCCACCGCCGCCCAGGCTCCTCGCACTCCACCGGCGGCAACCCAACCAGCGCAACACCCCGGGCCGCCAAACCATCCGGCAACACCGCGGCCACCCGCTGCGCGATCTCATCCTGGCTGTACACGATCTCGTCGACACCCACCCCGATCGTGCGCTTGCGGGTGGTGCCGAAGAACCCCGGCATCCCCGCGATGACCTCACGGATAGCACGGTAGGCGTCCACCAGCGCACCGTATCGACCGCCACCGACACACCCCGGGTACCGCGCGTTGCCCGCGACAATCTGAACGCCACCTGCGATGCTGGGCCCGTGACGGAAGACTTTCGCACCAGCCAAGCAGCGCCTGGACCAGCGGACACCGAGTACACGACAGCTGGACTCGCGTGGGTGGCATTCGCACAGGCCGCTGTGGATCTAGCGAAGCAGAGCGCCGCGCTCATCCAGGACAACACGCGCGGTTCCAAAACGCAGGATTGCACCTGGATAGTTGACGCCGCGCAGAAGCTGCTCAAAAGGGCAATGGTGTACGACTACGAGCACAAGCGACCCATACGGCGCGGTTACACCATCCCGCTCGACAACATAGCCGATGACCCCGAGGTTCAGGACGCGATCGACGAATGGTACGACGCAGTCGAACGGCCTTGGAGTGACAGCGGATATGGGGTCGCTTCACGGCTACCCAAAGGTCTCACCGATCCGCTCGCAGCCGCCCGAGAACTCGACAAATGGTGCGCCGAGCACATCAAGCCCAGCATGTATCCCACGGTGACCGGGCAACTCACTGCACATAACCCGACAACTGCTGCCGCAAGTGCCGCCCGCCATAGAGCATTCCTGGCAGCTCAAGGCGAAAACATCAGCCCCCAGGAGCACAACGCTCAACTGGGACGTGAGCGACGCTTGCAGGACGCCCAGCAGGCACGGCTGCCCGATTTCGCGCAAATCGAACATCTGCCGCCAGAAGACGACCCCCGTCACCTGATCCATACCTTCTGGCCCCAAATCGTCGAAAACACATCGCGCCGACACCCCACCCTGGCGGAATTCATTGCAGGCGCGCGATGCGTCAGGGCGGCTGGGCTGGCCGCTGTCATCGGGCATCCAGAACTGACCAAGGCGAGGGTGCTCAACGCCATCACAGCCACGTTCGCCGATGCCGTGTTCGAAACCATTGGCTGGATTAACGTGCAGATTTACGTTGTCGACCCCGACACCGAAGAGTTGATCGTCACCCAGGACAGGGAACGTCAGGAGGCCGAAGGGGCGAAGAAACACGACCCAGACGACCTCGGTTTCTGATTCCCCCTGAAGCGCACACCTGTTGCTGACTGGTGCGCGCATGCGTTACCTTCGAGATGGCAGAGCTATGCCCAAACCCCGAACCTCCTCCACCGCGAGGGGGTTTCGTCGTTTCCGGGCCGTGACGCCTACATGGGTTACCGCGGCGCGTCAACCCGGCCGTTATCCCGGTAAGCATGCCCACAATCGCGAAGAGCACTCGCGAGGCATCCGCTGCGCGCCGCGGACCAACCCCTCCCAACCACACAGCACCCGGGGAGACACCATGCCCAACCAAGACGCAGTGCAGCTGTTGTACGACAACCTCGGCCAACTCAACAGCCCCGAAGGCCCAATCACGCTGCTGCCGTTCGCCTACGACTGCGAAGAGACCCGGCACGTCAAACGCCAGGTCTGCGAAGCACTCGTGGCGCTCCTTGAGGAGGGCGGCTACATAGCGCCCCCGGCGGCCACCGAACCGGCGGCACCATCTAGGCGCCAGCAGGTCCAACTGCGGTGCCGCACATGCGCCGAACTGCTCATGTCCACGACCGTCGACGAATCCGGCGTAGGCATGATTCACGCCCCAACGCTGATCGAAGGCATGGCCCGCAAGACACCAGCGTGCCCGCACACCGACATCACCCCCGCTGACAACGTGCGGCGCATCGAAGAAGCCATCCTCGCCACACAGCAATCCGAAGGCGGCCAGCCATCATGACCATGCCAAAGCTCGGGCTCGAAAGCATCCTCGGCCGCATGCGCCAATCAACCCCCACCACCCCGGCCACCAAAGCACAGCTGGAGTTCCTGGTCGAGCAGTACATCGTGCCCATGCTGCGTAACCCGCGCGCACGCCTGGCCGTCAAGGTCACCAAAGACACGGCCGGATGGGACATCCGCATCGACCTACCCGCCGAGTTCCCCGCCGACGACGTCACCATCGGCAGCTGAACCATGGGGCGTGACAATCCGGTGAAACGGTTTCACGCTCATGTCACCCCAGCCAGGTAGACGCCGCTGATGGCCACCGGACGCAAGACCACCACCGCCAAGGGACTGGGCTGGACACACCAACAAGCCGCCGACGAACTACGCCGCAACCACCACGACGGCAGCCCCTGCAACTGGTGCGGACGACCCATGTACCTGGACCGCACACTCAACTGGGACTACAACCCGCAGGCCACCAACCCCACCAGCGGCAGCCTGCACGCCGACCACTCCGAGATGAGCAGAGCCGAAGCCATCAAGCTCGGCCTACCCATCCCACGCCCCAACCGGCTACTGCACGGCGTCTGCAACATCCAACGCGGCGAAGGCGGCAACGACCACCTCGCCGCCAACAACCGGACAGACACCAACCAGCAACTACTCATCGCATGGCCATGGTGAACCAAAAACCTTGCACCACAACAACATTCAGGCAACCAAAGCCATTGCGGTGCAACACAATTAACCACGCGCACACCCCAAAAAATCTTGAGGCACCCCCACCCCCTCCGAGACCTGACGAACGTCAGGAGTTTTTTTCACCTGGGGCGAAAGTTTGCGGGCGTGGGTTTGCTGGGGCGGGTGAAAGTGGTTGTGCTGCAACACCATTCGTGTGTACAGAGTCATTGTGGCGCAAGGGTTTTCGTCTCTGATGGCTACGCGGAAGCGGGCGTTGCCGGTCAAGACTGCGGGTCAGCAGCTGGTGGAGGAGCTGTCGGCAGAGGGTGATCCGTTCTCGTTGCGGTTTCTGATTGAGCAGGCGGGGCAGGCGGCGGACTTTCTGGAGCGGTTGTCGGCGCTGTTGAACGGGGATCGCGAGGCGTGGTTGTCGGTGAAGATCGGCGCTAAGACGGTGGAGGTCGTCGTGAACAACGTGCTGGTGCAGCATCGTCAGCAGGCCGACCAGCTGCGCAAGCTGCTAGGGGAGATCCACCGACAGCGGGGAGCGGCCCCGCCTGGTGACCCGGATGACGACCCCACCCAAGGGCTCTAGGCGTTCCTCGCCTAAGTCCCGGTGGCCGAATTTTGTTGGTACGTGGCCGCGGCTGATCGGTCGGCAGACACCGGAGATTGAGTGCCGTCATCCGGGCGATGAGTCCGAGGGTGATCGGTGCGCGACGTTCGCGTTCCGAATCGGGTTGCGTTGCATGCCGTGGCAATGGCTGATCCTGCGGGCAATGTTGTCGCTGCTGGATCCGAACCAGTGGGGCGAGCGGCTGTTCACCCATCGCAATGTGGTGATCGAATGTTCGCGTCAGAACGGCAAGACCCTGATCGTGATCGTTCGGATCCTGTGGGGACTGTTTCGGCGCCGCGAGCGGATCCTGTACACCGCGCAGGAGTGGAAGACCGCCGAGGACGTGTTCGACCGCGTGTGCGCGGTGATCGATCGCGTTCCGGCGTTCCGGCGGCAGCTGGCGGCCAAGCCGTCGAAGAAAGACAACCGCGGCGTGATCCTGTTGGTGGACGGTACGAAGGCTGACTTCGGGCCACGCTCACTGAATTTCGGTCGCGGTTTGACCGAGGTGGATCTGTTGATCATGGACGAGGCGTACGACGTGGTTCCCAAGCATTCGGCGAACCTGACCGGTACGCAGCGCGCCGCTCAGAATCCGCAGACGATCTGGCTGTCCACACCGCCGGTGGCGGCCGAGCATCCGCACTGTCACAAGCTGGCGGGTTTTCACCGGTTGGGCAAGGCGGGCGCCAAGAACCCGCAGCGGGCGCTGCGCTTGTATTACGCCCTGTTCGCGGCACCGGATGGCATGGCGCGCACCGACCCGAAGGCGTATCCGCTGGCGCATCCGTCGCTAGGTGTGGTGGGCAGCGTCGAGGAAGTGCAGGACGCGCTGCAGAGTTCGCAGACCGCCGCCGACATCGCGTTGTTCGATGCGGACTACCTGGGCAGGGGGCAGTACCCGCCGCCTGAGACCACGGTGGTTTCCGAGATTGACGCGCGGAAATGGGCAGACATGGCCAAGGGTGCAACACCACAGCTCACCGGCGAAACCGTGCTGGTGATTGAACGCACCCTCGATCGCAAGCAATGGCTGCTATTCGGTGGCCGCGCCACGGCCGTGGGCCGCACGCACATCGAGGTCGGCTACGGCGGGGCCTGCACGGTCGATGAGTTCGTGCTGAAAGTAGTCGCCGCGGTGGAGGCGATGGACCCGAAGGCCGTCGCGGTCCGCGGTGGCTCTGATGGCTCCGAGCTCGAATCGAAACTGATCAAGGCAGGGGTCGAGCCAACCCCCATCACCAAGGTCGAGGTGGCGGCATTCTGTGGCGGGTTCCTGGATGCTGTGGGCGAACAGCAGGTGTCACACCGGGACCAGCCTGAGCTGAACCGGGCCATGCGCCATGCGGTGAAACACAAGCGCACCGGCGGCGGGTTCGTGTGGGAGCCGATCGACGACACCACCTGGGCATACCTGATGGGCGCCAGCATGACTCACGGCGTTCTGGCCAAGTACGCCAACCACAAGACACCGGTTCCGCCGCCGCCACTGGCCGAGGCACCCGATCCCACCGACAGCAGCGCGGACAGCGCGGTCGGACTTGACGACGACTTCGACGCGCTCACCGCGGCGTTCTGACCGAAAGGGGAACCGATGGCCGTCTCGCCTTCAGTGACCCGAGAACAGGGTTACGTCAACCCGTACGCCGATGAGCAACTGCGGTACACGGACTGGATGATGTGGGACCTCCTGGAGGAGGTTCCCGATCTGGTTTATCCGTTGTCGCTGCCAGTCTTTGCCAAGATGCCCAAGGACGACTCCCGGTTGTGGTCGCTGCTGGCCGCGATCCGGCTGCCCATCTTGCGCAACAGCTACTGGATTGATCCGAACGGGGCGCGCGATGAGGTGGTGGCGCACCTGGCGGCCGATCTGGGTCTGCCGATCAAGGGCGACGGCGGCGGCGACAAGAAGGCCAACACCCGGGGCCGCCGCAAGGGCCGGTTCAGCTGGAAAGCCCATGTGCGCAGCGCCTTGACGCATCTGCAATACGGGCACAGCGTGTTCGAGCAGGTCTACGACCCCACCCGCCCAGACGGCAAGCTGCACCTGCACAAGCTGGCACCACGGCCCCAGAGCACGATTTCGAAATGGCACGTGGCCCGCGACGGCGGCTTGATCGCCATTGAACAGGAACCGCCGCGCGGCGCGCCTGTCATGGCGAACCTGGCCGGTGTCAAGCTCGACGTCAGTCGGCTGGTGGTGTACCGCAACGAGCCCGAAGACGGGATCTGGATTGGTCAGTCGCTGCTGCGGCCCGCCTACAAGAACTGGATCCTGAAAAACGAGCTGATCCGGCTGGAGGCGGTCGCTGTGCGCCGCAACGGTGTTGGCACACCGGTGGTCACCGCACCACCTGGGATCGATGCCGCGATTGGGTCGGCGGGCCTCAAACCGTACCTGGATTTCGCCAAGGGGTATCGGGCAGGTAACACCGCGGGCGGTGCGCTGCCCAACGGCGCCACGATGCAGCTGCTGGGCGTGATGGGGCAGCGGGTGGATCCGCGCCCCGCCATTGAGTACCACGACCGTGCGATGGGTTTGGTTGCGCTGCAGCACTTCCTGAACCTCGACGGCAAGGGCGGCTCCTATGCGCTGGCCAATGTGCAAGAGGAGCCGTACACGCAGGCGGTGCAAGCCGTTTCCGATGACATGCTCGACATCGCCAACACGCATGTCGTCGAAGACCTGGTCGACCTGAACTACTCGATCGACGAGAACGCCCCACTGATCGGTGCCGCCGAGATCGCTTCCCGGCAAGACGCCACCGCCGCGGCCCTGAACCTGCTGGTGTCGGCCGGTCTGATCGTGCCCGATGCCCGGCTGCGCGCGTTCATCCGCCAAAACCTCGGCGCCCCACCGGAAGACCCGGACACCCAAGACGACACCGAAGACGACGAGCCCGACACACAGCCGCCCACCGCCGCGGCACCTGAACCGCCCAAGCCATCACCCAAGAGCAGCCGCCGCAAGGGCGAGAACGGAGACCCGACGCTGTGGTGAACAAGCCTGAACTTCCCAACCGCGCGCGCCCAGCGAACAGCACCCCGGCCCGGCCCTGGTACCGCATTCAGAACAAGGCCGAGGACGGTGTCGCGCAGATCGACATCTACGACGAAATCCACTGGTTCTGGGGTATCAACGCCGCGGATTTCCGGCGGGACCTTCTCGCGCTGGGAGAAGGCATTAAAACCATTGAGGTACATGTTAATTCCCCTGGCGGCGACGTCTACGAGGCGATTGCGATCATGAATACGCTGCGTCAGCACGAGGCGCGTGTGGTGACGATCGTGGATGGGCTGGCCGCATCGTCGGCCGGGTTCATCGCCGTGGGTGCAAGCGACGAGCTGATCATGGCGCCGAACTCGGAACTGATGGCGCACCTTCCGTGGTCCTACGCCCGCGGCAACGCAGCCGACCTGCGTAAGACCGCCGACGACTTGGATCGCATCGCCAGCAATATTGCGTCGATTTTCGCGACGCGAACGGCCACCCCCGTCGCGGACTGGCTGCAGGTTCTCACCGATGAAACCTGGTGGTCTGCACAGGAAGCCGTTGACGCAGGGCTGGCGCACCGGGTGTTGGCGGCCGAATCCGGTGAGCCGGACGCCGAGGCGGCGAAGAACCGATTCGATCTGTCTGTCTTCAATCACGCGGGACGCAGTTTCGCCCCGCCGCCTGCGCGGATTGCCGCGCGTTCACAAGCCCCTCAGCCTGCCGAGGCCGAGGTCAACAGAGGAAAGGAGCCCATTGTGGCAACCCTGAATGAGGGCCTCGCGGAGCTGCTCGGCATTGCGGCCGACGCGAACGACGAGGCCATCCTGGATGCGGCCAAGGAGGCGCTGCAGGCACGCGCCAACAGCACCGCGGCAGCATCCGATACTGAGCCGACGGTCGACCAGATCACCGCAGCCGCCGAGAAGGCCGGACTGGTGCTGGTCAACAAGGCGCAGTGGGAGAGCACCGTCACGGCCGCACAGGACGGCGCGGAGGCACGCAAGCAGCAGCTTGCCGATGCCGACGCGGCGTTGGTCGACGCGGCGATCCGTGACGGCAAGTTCGGCCCGGCTGACCGCGCCTACTACCTCGCAATGCTGAACAGCAACCGGGAGCTGACGACCGGGTTCATCAACAAGATGGCCAAGGGCTTTATCCCGACCCAAGAGGTCGGCCATTCCACGCAGGCCGTCGACGGTATCCCCGACGACCTGGGCTGGTTCGATTCCGCGCCGACGGCGCCGAGCACTGCAGGACAGGAGTAGATCAATGGCCAACGAAAACGTAGGCGTTTACGAGCCCGGCCGGGATATCACCGGCCTGGCCTCGGCCGCCGTCACCGGCAAGCGGTTCCTGAAGATCAGCGGGAACCGCTCGACGGCTACCGGCAATATTTCGGTCGCACCCGCTGACGCAGGCGGCCGGGTATGCGGGGTGGCGAAGTACGACGCCGCCAGCGGCGCCATTGTCGGTGTCGCCCGCGGCAATTCGCGCGTCACCCACGTGACAGCCGACGGCGCGATCGCCGCCTTCGCGGAGGTCGAGGTCGGCACCGCAGGCAAGGCCAAGACCAAGGCCAGCGGTATCGCCGTTGGTTATGCACTCACCGCGGCGGCCGACGGCGCCGACGCCGAAATCAGCCTCTACTAGGAAAGGGCAACCGAAATGGCAACCTCTCCCGTCGCGTACCCGTTGGGGGCGCCGGTCATCAGCAACAACACGATCACGGTCGACCTGGCCTACAAGCAGCCCGGCCGGATCACCAAGCGGCTCTCGGACCTGACGCTGCAGAAGTTCATTACGCCGGAACTGTTCTCGTCCTCGGGAACCGCCACCACCGCAGGCGCCATCATCTACGACACGATCACCGTCAACGAGCTGTACACGAAGAACGACGTGGAACAGCGCGGGCCCTCCGATGAGTACCCGATCGTGCAGGGCGAACGGCTGCAGCCCAAGGTCGCACAGTCCGAGGACTGGGGTGGAAAGTTCTGGATGTCCGACGAAGCCATCCGGCGCAACGACAAGCTCCAGATGGACCGTCTGACACGGCAGCTGGCGAACACGATCGTCCGCAAGGTCAACCAGCGGACCGTGGCCGTACTCGATGCGGTGATCGCCTCACTGGGCGGCGCCGGTGTCATCCCCGGTCACGACTGGACCAACGTCACCCTGACCGGTACGAGCCCGACGCCGAACAACGCCCGCCCCTTCGCGGACATCATCGGAGCCCAGCTGGCCGCCGACGTCGAGGAACTCGACTACGTGTACAACGTGTGGGTCGTCAACCCGCGCCAGTACGCGGACCTTCGCATCGCCTACGGCCCCGAACTCGACGCCGTTCTGCGTGACGGCGAGATTTCGATGTTCCGCTCCAACCGTGTCGCCAACGGCACTGCCTACGCCGCGGTGCGCGGTGGTGTCGGGTTCTTGGACTACGAGCAGCAGCTGCAGACCGAGACCTGGCGCGAACCCAAGACCAAGCAGAACTGGGTGCAGTCCTCGGTGCTGCCCATCATGGGCGTCACCGACCCGTACGCCGTCAAGAAGGTCACCGGACTGGCGGGTTAACCCCCGCCAGTTTCGGCACACAGCCCCCAGAGAGGAGATCTTCGAAATGGCAAGTGTGACAGAGAAAAAGGTTCTGGTTGCCACCTGGGAGTACCTCGACGCCGACGGTAAGCGCCGCCGCGCGTTCTTCGGCGACATCGTCAGACTCACCGACGCCGAGGTCGACCGCGCGCAAGCCGCCGGGGTATTCGCAGCAGCAGCAGCAGCCCACGAGGATCCGGCCCCGGCCGGTGACGACGGCGCTGCCTCCGGTGAGGGTGGGACAGAGGCCCTGCAGGATCCGGGAGCGCAGGCGGGCGGGGAGCGGCCGAAGAAGGCCGCATCCAAGGCCACCTGGGTCGCATACGCGGTCAGCCGCGGCATGGACGAAGCGGAAGCCAAGGCCATGAACCGTGACGACCTGGTCCAGAAGTTCAGCGAGTGAAGGAGCACGCGATGAAGTACCGAGTTCTTAAGCCGTGCGCGTTCACTCAGGACGGACAAGCCGTACACCACACGCAGGCAGGCGCGGTCGTGGCACCCGACGACGAGTTGGTGGCCGCTGCACTCGTGGCGGCAGGAAAGCTCGAAGCCGTCGACGAACCCGAGCCGGTATCGGCACCGGCCGAGGCACCCAAGCCCGCCCCGGCAAAGGCCGCTGCGCGTAACCGCAGCGGTTCCGATGAGAACGGATCTGCCAGCCAGGATGGCTAACCCGTTCGTCGAAATCACGGCGTTCACTACCGAATTCGGTGGGGCACTCACCGCGGCGCAGACATCGCAGGCGACTCGTCTGCTGCAGGTGGTGTCCGACCGAATCCGGGAACTGAACCCCGATGTTGATCCCCTTGCGGCGGCGCAGGTGGTCTTCGAGGTGGTTCGCGACGCGGTTCTGTACGGGCACCTGGACCGGTTCGCGTCGTTCCAGAACACCACCAGCCGCCGCACTGAGGCGGGCACGGTCGATGCCGACCGCAGCGCCGTCGACGACTACCTCACCAGACGGCACAAGGTGCTGCTGGGCATCGCATTGGTGGCCGAGCCCATGGGGCATTTCCCGGAGAACGACTACTGATGTTCCAGATCGGCGGTGACGTCGTGGGAATTGTCAAGCGCACCAAGACCGCTGCACGCGACCGGTTTCAGCAGCGTATCGCCGCCGCCGAGCAGGTAGTGATCAAGAGCGGATGCCTGTTCGAAGTTCAGCCCACCGCCGTAGCCGACAAACGGGAAACCCCAACGTCGCCGCCGCTGGAACGCGAACTTGCCTGGGTGTTCCTGCCCGTGGACGCCGATACCCGCAGCATCACCGCGGCTGATGCGATCCGCTACCCGGTGATCGACGACGACGGCAACGCACTGCCTGCTGATGACCCCCGCAGCCGCACGTACGAGATGGCAGGCGACGGTGTGGTGGAACCGGACATCCATGGCCGCCGCGACCACGTGGCCTGCGTGTGCGAGTGGCAGCAGATCGCGCGGGCCGATGCCTAACCAGTTCGAGCAGTATGGGATCAGCCAGGACGACATCGACGAGGCACTCACATCCCAGGAAGTGATCGACGCCAAGGTGGAGCTGGCCAACGAGGCCGCAGACTATTGGCGCTCAGTGTCCCCACGGGACACCGACGACTACCACGATTCGATCAAGGTGGAACAGAACGGATCTGACGTGAGCGTCGGGGCCTATGACCCTGCCGCGAACATCATCGAATACGGCAACGAGAAAACCCCTGAATTCGCGCCCCGGGCGCAGACCGAAGCGCACTTTGAGGCACGCAGGAAGACCTCGTCGTGACGGTGGAACTTCTCGACTGGGAAGCACCCAACGGGATTGAAGTTCTGCTCGCGTGGCTGGCGCCGTTGGACGGCGTATGCGGCCCAGACCGCCCCACCGGCGACGGCTGGCCATACCGGCAGGTGACCCGTGTTACCGGGCCGGACGACAAGGTCACCGATTTCGGTCTCTATTCGGTGCACACGTTCGCCACCGGCCCCGACAAAGAAGCAGCGTTCACGGCCGCCGCGGACGCCGCCCAGATCACGCACCGTCGCTTGCTGGCGATGGCGCCACCGCTGGCCCCGCAACGGCGCATCGCGATCAGCGGCGGCCGGATCATCAAGGCCGACAGCATCACCGCCACCGAAGGGCCTCGCCCGGAGCACTACGGCGCAGGCGAACTGGTCGCCCGGCAAGTTGCGCGGTACCGCGTCGAACTGCGTTTCGCCGCTGCTCTCTGATTCCCCCTGACTGACAGCCGGTCCGGGGATTTTGTTGCACACCAACATCTCTGGGGTGTGCTTTCCGATTGAAAGGAACCGCAATGGCCAACACATTGCCTATGACCGGCCAGGAGTGGGAGGACACCTACGGGTTCAACCCTCTGGGCATCCGCAAGGGCATCATCACCAACACCCTGATCCGGGACTACCACAGCTATCTGACGAATCTGGCCGACCCGGCGGTGGGCCTGAACGCCGACGGCGTCTTCTCGCCCTACGCCCAGGACGGCCTGTACCGAGATGACCTGATGGACCCCGATTTCCCGGGTGGTCCGTTCTTGGATCCTGGTGCCCTCAAGGACGACGGCGTGAAGATCACCTCGGAGACCAAGGTCGAACAGACCCGGGTCGCGCAGGCGCGCCGCTCGCAACGCTACGACCTGACCGAGGAAGACGACGAGATCGAATTCACCTACCGTGAGGACAACCCGACGGTCGATCTGCTGCGTTTCGACAAGCCGCTGGTGAACATTCCCGATGTTGGTACCGCGGGCTATGTGCAGACCAAGCCCGCCGAGGGGGATCTGGTCGAACGCCAGATCATTGCCTTCGCCGAAGACGGCGACCACCGATTCGCCTACATTTTCCCGCGGGTCGCGCGTTCCAAGGTCGGTGATACCCAGCTGAACAAGAAGGATCCGCACGAGCTGAACCTGAAATACGGTGCCCTGCTGTGCCCGTGGGCCAAGTACCCGGTGGCCATCGCCCGTGAGGGTGCGGGGTGGCGGGCACTTGGCGGGGCGCCGGTGTTCCCGGCCCCGGCGCCGAACGCGACGCCGGTGGCAGGCGGCAAGGCCACGATCGCATTCACCCAGCCGCAGGGCACGGGGGATCCGTGGGCGTACACCGTCACCAAGAACATCGGTGGCACCGAGACCGCGGCCGTCATCGACAGTGTCTCGGTCGTGGGAATCACGGTCACGATCACCGTTTCCGGCCTTGCCACCGGTGCCCAGGCCAAGTTCAAGGTGAAGGCCACCGGCTCCAACCTGGCATCGGCATTCTCCCTGGAATCGAACCAGATCACCGCGATCGCTTAGCGATCCACACGCCCCTTGGGCGGGGTGTAGCTGTGGCACCCCGCCCAAGGTCAGGAGCATCCCACCGCAGCAGGCCCCAAACTTCCGCAGCACGAGAGGAATTCACAGCACATGAGCAACTCACAACCCACGGTCCGCGACGAAGCGCGCCAGCGTCGGCGCCTGAGCCTGGAGCAGGCCATCGACGACGTGTCCAACTACTTCGGGGTCGAAGGCGCGCTCATCGTCGAGATCGCGGGCGAGGACTTCGAGATCCCTGCCCGTGTGATGCTCGACAAGGAACAGCAGAAGCGATACAAGGCGTACCAGGATCGCTTCGAGCAGCTGGACAAAGAAGAAGTTCCACGCCGGAACCTGCTTACCGGTGAAATCTTGGTGCACCCCAAAACCGGTGAAGTTGAGATGATTTCGCGTGTCAAAACCCCGCACGCCATCAACGATGTGGTGCTGGAAGAACCCTACGAGACAGCGCTGGCGATCGTGCTGTGGGGCGAGGAAAAGGGCGGGCGCTATTTGGCCGCCGGTGGCCCGATCGGGCTTATCACCATGACCTGGAACCGGATGGACTACGAGTTCGACGAGTGGAAAAAGGAGCGGGAGAAGACCGATCCCAAAAGTGACGGCAGCGCTGCAGGCGTGGCCGATGTACAGCCGGGAAATAGCCTCTGATCTTTCGCTCTACCACCACCGTTCCATCACTGAATGGCTCACGGGGGACATGAGCAGCGCCGAGCTACTCATCTTCCTCGATGGGTTACCCGATGCGTCGAGCTTCAAAACCTGGTGCTACCGCGGCGGCGACTGGACTGATGATCTGAAGATCAAGGCGCGCATGGTCAACGAGCTTGCTTTGGCGCGCGCCGACGGCCGCGGATATGTACCCGAGTTGGTGAAGACCCCGCTGGAATTCGCTGCTGAAATCGCGCACCTGGACTGGCAGCAACGCCGCCACGACGAGGTCCTCGCCGAGCTGCAGGGCAAAAACAAGAGGAGGTGAACTGGCCGTGCCGTTGACACTTGACGTTCTGACCGAACTCGACGAGTCGTCGCTGCAGCGTGAAATCGACCGCGCGAAGTCCCAGATCGCCACCGCAGGACGCGACGCCGGGCGCGATTTCAACCGCAACTTCAACTCCTCTGTCGGGCAGCTGAACATCCGTCAGGCAACAGCGTCGCTGACGCAGGAGCTGGAATCTGCTGGCCGGGAAGGCGGAAGCCGATTCGCCAACCAGGTCACGAGCCAGATCAAGGATGCAGCGGCGGAGGTGGCAGGGCATGGCCGCGATGCTGCAGGCGGATTCTCGAATGCGTTCTCCGACGGGGTCTCTGGCGCCCCCGGTATCTCTGGTCTGGGTGAAGCGGTGGCGGGCCGGATGGGCATGGCCGGTGCCGGGGTGGCCGCTGCTGCCACGTTCGGCACAGCGTTCGGCGCCGCCTTAGTGGCTGCTGCGGCGTTGTTCGGCAGCGCCGTCGTGGACGGGATGGCAACCGCTGCAACCGTCGACCTGTTTCAGGCGAAGATGGGGCTGGACGAGGAGTCCATGGGCCGCTTCGCCAAAGCCGCTGGCGCCGCCTATGCCAACAATTTCGGTGAGTCGCTGGCCGACAACCTGGAGGCGGCGCAGGCAGCATTGCAGGCCGGTTTGATCGGGCCGGACGCAGCCGACGCCGAGGCACAGCGCACCGTCGAGAAGCTACAGGGCGTCGGGGAAGTCACCGACGCGAACGCCAAGGAGCTAGCCAGAGCATCAGCGACGCTCATCCGAACAGGGTTCGCCGACAGCACATCTGATGCACTGGACATCGTCACCTCCGGTTTCCAGAACGGGCTGAACGTGTCCAACGACTGGCTCGACTCGATCAATAAATACTCGGGCCAGTTCCGCAAGCTCGGCCTGGACAGCGGCGACATGCTGACACTGCTCAAGGAAGGGCTGGAGGGCGGCGCCAGCGGCACCGGCGCGGTCGCGGACGGGCTAAAGACCCTGAGCGCCAACGCTGTCAAGGGCACCAAAGACACTAACGAAGCCTTCGAGGGCCTGGGATTCAACGCCGACGAGATGGGCAAGCGATTCGCCGCGGGCGGCGAACAAGCCCGCCAGGCGCTCGGCAAGGTACTCGACGAGCTACGCAACGTCGACGACCCGATGCAAAAAGCCCTGATTTCCCAGCGGCTGTTCGGCAGCCAATGGGAAGAGATGGGCGACGCCGTCAACAAGCTGGACCTAGACCCCGCGAAGAACAAATTCACCGACCTGCAAGGCACCTCGGATCGGGCCACCAAGACCGCGACGGACAACTTCAAATCCGAATGGGAAGAAGCCACCAAGGCCGTTAGCCAATGGTTCAACGACCTGAAAACGAGCGTGTCCGACTGGTTCGTGGACCTGCCGATCATCCGCAGTATCCCCGGGGTCATCAAGGACGTGTTCAGCGCGCCGGACCCGAATTACGGCTACACGAATCCCGACGTGCCGCGCAATCCCGTTCAGTTCGACCCCAACAACCCTGGCGGCTTGCTGCAGCCGCCGGGTGGGGGCGTGAACGCGATCGGCGGCGACGGTGTCGGGCTGGGATTGGGCAACCTGCTCAATCCGACCCCGGGTGCGCCGCCGCCCCCGGGATCTCCGTTGGCGCCGAAGCCTTCGAACGCGACCGATGAGGGCCCGCAAGCCGGTGAACACAAGCCGATCGATCCGACACCGGACAAGCCGGACAAGACGCCGCCGTCGTTCGATCCGAGTTTGTGGTCGGTGCAGGCCAATCCGGTGGCTATGCCGCCGCTGGGGGCGCCCGCGATGGGCATGGGGACCGAGGGCATCGCCGGGGGCCGGGGCTTCGGGCCGGGCTACTGGCAGGTCGATCCGCAGCGGGTGTTCGACGCCGAGTCCGGGGTGGAGCGGGCGAAGAACAACCTGGAACAGGACCGCATCCGGCGCCTGGAGCTGGAGGCCAAGGGCAATGCGTCGCAGCGTGAGCTGCTGTCGATCAAGAACCAGATCCAAGAAGACGAACGCGCCTACATCTCAGCTCAGATGAAACTGGCTGACGCGCAACAAGGTACGTGGAAAAAGCAGAAAGACGCCACGAACAACTTCTTGTCCGCGCTGGGCCAGATCGGGGCCGCTCTCGATAACGACCTGGGCGCCTCCAAGGGGTTGGCGGGTCTGGCCGACAACCTGGTGCGGTTCGTGGCCAGCCTCGGGGCCGCGCCCATGATGGGCCAACTCGCGGTCATCGCGCAGGCCAACGGCGGCATCGCGCGCACCGGCAGCGGGTTGGCCGGGTTCATCGGCCAGCAAATGGGCCTCGGACAGACCCCCGTACCGCAGGGGTACGCCGCAGGCTATCTCGCAGGCAGCTTCGGTGGCGGTGGCATGTACGCCGGTGACGCCGCGCTGCTCGCGAACGTGCCCGCGGGCCGATATGAGACGCCGAACGAACCCGCGGTCTGGGATCTGACGAAGGGTCTGGCCGACTGCTCGTCGGCGGTCGAAGATCTGGTCAACCTCATGGACGGCCGCCCCACCGGCGGCCGTCAGATGTCGACCGCCAATGCCGACCAATGGCTGCGCTCGCGTGGCTTCCTACCGGGGATGGGCGGCGATGGTGACTTCCGGGTCGGATTCAACCCGTCACATATGCAGGCCACGCTGCCCGGCGGCACGAACATCAACTGGGGCAGCGACAGCGCGGCGGCCCAGCGCGGCATGGACGGCGGCCAGGGCGCCTACGACCCGGCGTTCACGTCGCACTACTACCGGCCCGCAACCGGCGGCGGCACAGGTGGTGGTGGCTTCATGCCGGTTGCGCCGTCGGTGGGTGTTACCCCGACTCCCATCACGATGCCGCCGTCGGGTTATGCGCCGCTAAGCGATGCCGCGCTGGCCAATCCGGCTCTGACCAATCCGGGCGCGCCCGGCCCTGGGCAGAGCGGGCCGTCGCCGCTGTTGGCGCCCGGTGGTGGCGCGGGCGGATACGGCCCCGGCGGCACGGGCCCGATGCAGGGCCGCTCGTATGGGCAGGGCGGCCCGGGCGGCGGCGGGTTCCAAGGACTCGGTGGTGCCCCGATGGCGGCGCTGTCGACGGCCGCCTCCGGTTTGGACCTGATCGCCCCGGGAGCTGGGCAAGGCGCCCAGATCGCGATGCAGCTGACGAACCGTGCGATTGGCTATGCCGGTCAGCTCGCCGGTATCGGGGTATCGGGTCTGCTGGAGACGTTCGCGCTCAACGATTCGGCGTTGTCGGATCCGTCGAAGAACTGGATCGGCAAGATCGCCTCGGGCATTGCCGGTGCCCGCCCGGCGCTGCCGAACTCTGCAGGCCAGTCCGCGCCTCCAATCGCCCCGCCTGAGAAGCAGCAGAACCAGGGCCAAGGCCAGCAGGGCAGCGCGCCGATGGTGAACATCGAGAAGTTCGAAAACGGCAGCGGCAACCCCTCCGATGGGCAGTCCGCGGCCCGCGACATTGCCCGCCAATTCAATTCCGTTGGAGCGGGGGAGCGTTGAGCAGGCACTGGCCGCCCGGCCCCATCACCCCGTACGGCATCGATCTGGTCACCGAGGGCGTCGAGCCGATCGTGCGGTTCACCACCGGCAACGAGCAGCTCTCGTTCGACGTCAACGGTGGCGGCGCCCCGCACCCGGGCGTGCAGCCAGGCATGGTGCTCGAAGACGGGATCAAGGGGCTACACCCGAAGTTCTCTCACCTGGATCAAAAAGGCGCGCACCAGGACGGCGTGACCAACCGCGGAACCGTCTACGACGAAGGCGAATTCGACATGACGGTCATCGCGCAGGCTAAAGATCACATCACCGAGCGGCGCCTGATCAACGACTGGATCGAAATGTGGGATCCGAAGAAGACACCCACCATGACGTTCGTAACTCCCGACATGGGGGAGTGGTGGTGCTACCCGCGGTTGCACCGCGCCTCGCCAGAGGGCTTGCAGAAGCTGATGTTCCGCAACGGCAAGGCGCGGTTCACGTGGTCGATCCGCAACGACGACGCGTTTTTCCAATCGCACCCGTCGGTGTCTGAGTTTTACTTTTCTTACCGCTCGCAGCGTGACGCGTTCCGGCGCAACAGCCCGGCGGGGCTAGGCCCGGACTGGGACCAGAAGTACACGCTCGGTGCCGGTACCTGCGGCACCGATGGCCAGATGTGCCGGTGGTTCGACAGCGGCACCGGCCAGCGCACGGTGGTGAACCGCTACAACAAGTCGGTCACCGCCACCGACAACCAGGTGATCACCATCAAATTTGGTGGATTAAGCGAGTTTCCGTTCCCCGATGCGGCATTCAACGACATCTGGGGTCGCATGAACACCACCGGGGATCCGGGCACCACCGGGATCCGGGCCCGCATCGGAAGCGGCTGGATCCGGCTGTCCGGCTGGGTTGGCGGCGCTGAGGTGTGGGTGTGGGAACGGCCGCTGCTGGTGCCGCCGTTCTGGAACGAAGAGTGGTCGCTGGTGTGCGGCACGCCGAGCAACCCGCGCGAATTCCGGGTGCTGCGCCAGGGCTTTCCGGTGTTCAAATTCATCGAACCGTCGGCTCTGTCCATCATGGGCGAAGCGTTCCGCGGCACCGGGTTCGGAATGGAAGCAGGCGCCGGTATCAGCGGAATCAACCCGCAGGTCACCCCGGCGCCGTTGTGGGAGTGGTCATCTGGCGACAACGCCACCGTCACCCAGTCGGGATTCCTGTCGCTGACGAACATCGGCACCGAAGACGGCTGGCCGCGGATCACCGCGTACGGGCCGGGCCTGTTCCGGTTCGGCAACGGTCCGGGCTCAACGGACATGATCGAATTCGGGCCGCTGCTGGAGGGGCAGATCGCGCAGATAACCACGCTGCCGCGGCTGCGCGGTGTCGTCGACCTGAGCCCAGATCAGCCCGAGCAGGATCTCGACGAGTTCCAGGACATCATGAAGCGGCTAATCAGCTTGGCCACCAACGGAAATGTTCCGCCGCTGCTGGAATGGTTCGAGTCGCAGTTCGGGATCCGGCCGCCGCAGGGCATGCTGTACGCGCTGCTCGGTGGCCGGTTCACCCGGTGCTGGCCCGGTAAGGAAGAAGGCATGCTGCCGGTCACTGGCCGCATGGCCGTGGAAATCAAGGACGGCAACGCCAACTCGCGCGTAATCGCGGCCATCACCCCCAGGCGGCGATGGCCCGTGTAGCTGTCGCAGACCCTGCGACCGCCCGGGAAAAGCTCTACTCGGACAAGTACACCGCTGCCAATTTCGCGGAAATCGCTGCCGCTGTCGAGCAGGCCGCACCCTCGGACATTCTCGTCGAGCTGTACACCAACACCTACAGCGCCAGCACCGAGTGCGGCGACTACATGGAACTTCAGGTGGCCTGGCCGCGTAACGCCGTCGGTACCGGCTCACTGGTCCTGAAAGGCTCGGACCCGCTCGCCCCTATCGCGCTGACTTGCCACGAAACCGTTGTGCCCGTGACGGTCACAGTCGGTCACTTGCGCTGGTCGGGCCGCATCAAGAAGGCGGTCGACAAGTTCGGTGACGGCCCCGACACTGTGGTCTGCGAACTCGAAGGCGACTACGCCTGGCTGTACAAGATCTGCGCATTCCCGAATTTCCTGCTCCCCATACAGGTGCAATTCCCGAACCGCGGCGTGGCAATCGGCGGCGCGATCAGCGTCATCAAGTTCCTGATCGCCACCCAAGCATTCCGAATCCAGTCGGGCATGTGGGATCTGGTCAACAACCTCGGCTCGCTGAACCTGGACTGGCGCACCTGGTTCGGCACATGGCTGATGCAGAACCCCGGCGAGGATCTGGAATTCCAAGACATCCTCGACATGCTCACCACCCCGATCTACGTGGTGCCGACGGTAGGGATCTTCGACACCAGCCCCGTAATTTCCATCAACTGGCGCATGGACCGCCTGGCCGAACTGATCGACCAGGAAGTCAAAGACAACGGACTGTCGGTCGAGGTAAATCTGTGGAAGCCCGGTGAGCCGCAACCGCACCCGACCGCCAACCTGCGCGTGCCCACCATAGTCGTCGATGTCAAGGACCGGATGGGTGTCATCGGTCCGACCGGAACATTCTTCGACGGCATCCTGCGCGTGCTGGTCGATCTGCAGGATTCGGCATTCGGGGAAATCCTCAAGCCGTTCCTGAACCCGGACAACGAGTACGCACCCGATGGGGTGGTGATCGCCCCGAGACTGGGTGTGCACTTCGTCAAACCGTGGTGCGTGTTCTCCGACCATCCGCTCAGCGGCATAAAAGGTGAACTGGCGCATCATCATCCGCTCGCACACACCATCATCGCCGGTGGGCGCAGCCCTAAGTGGATGAACGATCTCATCAACGCGACGCTTAGCTGGCTACTCGATTCACTCATGATCGTGATCGGAATGACCGGCGTTCCAAGCAATCTGCTTGACGGCATGTTCAACGACGTGTTGCTGGCGTTCCAGATGAGCCAGAACTTTGACCGTCGCGTCAAGCTCGGGCCCTACGGCTACCCGGAGTACTTCGTGCCCACCGGGCATGCCGCCTACAACATCGACATGTTCTTCGCGCTCAAGCGCGCGCAGTGGGAAACACGCGGATACATCAGCGGCAAGCTGACTTTCGACAACGGATACCCGTACGAAGTTGGCCGCGACGTATTCCCCGGAGCACTGGCGTCGGTGGTGCGCCGCGGCATGTTGTACACCGACTACATCGAAAACGTGGTCCTGACCGACACCCGCCGCGACCGCGTGAAAGTCGAAGTCCAGCTCGGGGACGGCAAGGCCGAAGAAGCACCCGTCACCCGCCTGCAGCGCAAGGCCGTGAAGTTCCAGGAAGCCATCAACATTCTGACCATGGCGGCAGGCCAATGATCAAGGGAGGCAACATCAATGCCCGTAACCATTGACGGCAACGACATCGTCATGTCAGGTGTGTGGCGCCTAGTCAACGGCTTCAATCCCGAGACCGGCATGGCCTATCTGATCGGCACCCCCGACGGGGGCGTCGGCATGTTGCCCTTCGTTGCCCCCGGCGTAGCGGGCCCACCGTCACCGCCCCGCAACATCATCCGCCACGAAGTACCGGCAGGCGATGAGCTGCCGCCGGAAAGCTCCAAGGTGATCGTCGTGGATCCCGGCGGGCCCGGCGAGGCCGCGATCTGGGACTGGGAGGTCTGGCTGCATGCCGGGGAAGATGGGCCCGCCGGTGTCGTGACGCTGATGAACGCCAGCGACCTGGAAGGCACCATCAACGACGGCAGCATCGACGGCTACACCATCGTGAAGAAGCCCGGCGAGAACAAGGGCATGTGGGTCGCGCGCAAGGTCGGGGACTGGTGGATCCCGGGCACATCCTCGCTGACACCAAAGCCGTTCAACGCCACGTCGCCACACTCGCTCGTCGGTGTAGGTGTTCCGCCGCAGAAGTTCGACTGGCGGCCCGAGGCGTACGCGATCGGGCAAGTAGTGGGCAGCACCGATACCCGCGTGGACTTCGTAGCCCGAGTCGGCACCCAGACGGGCCACGAGTGCGGCTATGCGCGTGGAGTGACCGGTGCAGCACCGCCGCCGCTGACAATGCTGCCGCTGCCGCCGCTGGGTAGCGACCTGAGCACGTACGGGCGCGTGTCCGCGGGTGTGGCCACCACGGTTTATTTCATGCTGGAGCAGAAGAACAGCTCCTCGAACAGCTGGTCGATGACACCCGGGCCCGATACCCGCGTCGGTGTGAAGGTCTGCCCGATCCCGTGAGCTTCCCGCAGTATCCGACGCCGCCGCGTGGGCTACCGCCCGGGTTCAGCCTGCCGCAGCAGCCGGACCTCCCGGGTAACGGGCCGCTCATGTCGGCCGAGGAGATCGCAGCCCGCCGTGAACAATTCATCGAACTGATTCTTCGGCAGGTGGTGCTGGCGGTCGCGAACGTGGTGACCGGCGGGCAGGCGGGCCACGCGTTCGACGAGCTGCAGCAGTGGGCCGAGAACCTGCCCGGAATCGGCGACATCGTCACCAAGCTGCAGGAAATTCTGGGCGCAGCGTTCGGCGGCGTCGACATCACCAACCCGCGCGCGCTCGTCGAAGCCATCCGTAAAGCGATCGGAACCCTGTTCAACGGCATCCTGCCGGTGTCGTGGATCGCGGACGTGATCGAAGACCTGATCCAAGGCGCTGGCCAGTTCCTGGACGGCAGCAGCATCGCAGACAACCCGTTCATGCACTGGGATCCGAACACTCCCGGCATTACGTCGGGATTCTCGGGCAAGATGACCGCCAACGGCACGTGGCAATCCGTGCGCGGCGAGATTTTCGATGTCGTGCCCGGCAATGTGGTGAAACTGCCCGCGGCAACCAAATGGTCCGGCGTCACCGCCACACCGGGCAGCAACCCGATCAAGGTCGGCTTCGCCACCTGGGACGCCGCCGGTAACGCCTTGCCCGATGTCATCACCGGGCAGGTCCACCCCTCGACCGCGTCGGCGCCGTGGCAGCCCATCGCGACCACTGACTGGATCGTGCCCGCTGGCGTAGCACGGGCGGCCTCAATCATGACCCTGGATTCCGGTGCGCTCAGCGGCGACGTGTGGTTCTCCAACGTGTCGAGCTTCAAGTCAAACAAGATGGCGCCCAACATTGTTGAGAGCCTGATCGAGGGCGGACAGAACCTCGGCGAAGACATCCAGAAGACCTGGAACAACATCTGGAACGCAGTCTTCGGCGGCAATGAATCCGGCAAGACCCCCGACGATGTGAAAACCGCTACCGCGCACGTCACTTCGGTCGCCAACGACGCGAACGCCGCGGCACAATTCGCATCCTCGATGGTGATCCGGCCACGCCGCAGCCCACGCTGGATGTCGACCGGCACCCACGACGACGTGTCCTTCCCGATCGCGCTGGCACAATCGATGTTCACCCCAGCGTTGGGGGACATCACCTACATACCGATCACCCCGGACACCGACCGCGTGTACAAGGCCCTCAAATTCGGGCTGGTCGGCAACGCCATGACCAACCTCTACGTCGGCGTCTACAAGTTCGAATATGACGGAACACTCACCCGGGCGGTCTATCTCGGCGATGTGAAGTCTGCGCTGACCGCCTCGAAAGTGCAGACGTTCGCGGCACCGGGCGGCGTGTCAGTCGGGCGCGGCGAAACCGTGTATCTCGCCGTACGCCAGGTTGGCGGCACCGCTGGACAGATGTTCACCACACCGTCGCTGCTGCAAGTGACCGAGGTGGTGCAGCCGGTGCCGACCTACATCACCGAGAAGAACAACACCGGCACAGGGCTTCCGGCCACCATCTCGGGGGCGATCGTGCGGTCTGAGTCCGCGCCCGCGTGGGGTGCACTCGGGGAGACCCTGTTGGATTCACCGTGGACGGACTACACCGTGCCGGGCTGGTACACCTACCTGTTCGGTGCCGATTCGCGCTACGTCTACATCGCGGGCTCCAGCGCCGGTGGCGGCGGCGGTGGCGGCGACGGCGGCTGGAACAAACCAGGGGAAGGCGGGCGCCGGGGCAACTGGGCGGCCCTGAGCCTGGAGCGTGGCGTCGGGATTCCCTGGGACGTGCCCGGTTTGGACGTGTACGTTCCGGCGCCGGGCGCAGGCTCACCCAGCCGGGAAACCAACGGCAGCCCCGGCGAAGCGCTAATTGTGCGGCTGTCGACCGCACCGGGCACCGTCCTGTTGAACATCCCCGGCGGCAACGGCGGGCGCCTGGCATACGGCGGGCTGTTCAACCGCGACCCGATCGGTGAGGCCCAGATCAATTACCCGTTCTTCGGGCGCCTATTCGTCGGTGGCCTGGCAGCAGCCAAGGACACCAACGGCAACAGCCCCGGTGGCGGCGGCGGTGGCGGCGACGGCGGATTCGGTGGCAACGCCAACGCGGGCCGCCCGGGCGGTCCTGGTTTCTGCGCGATACGGACCGCGTGAAGTGACCACTCCGATGCCGACACGTACGGGCGGAAGGTGGTACGGCCGCTTCCGCATCACGCCCACGAGCGTGCCGTCGCGGGCCGCGGTCGGAACACCGACGATCACGACAGGGCCACTGACTATCCGTCCCACGAGCGTGCCGTCGCGCGTCGCGGTCGGAACACCGACTATCACATGGCCCCAAGATATTCGGCCGACCGGTGTTCCGTCCCGTGCAGCTGTCGGAACACCGAGCCTGATACAGAACATCACCCCGACGGGTGTGCTGTCCCGGGCTGCCGCCGGAACCCCAACCGTCACCGTGGGGCCGGTCACGATCCGTCCCGCCAGTGTCCCGTCCCGAGCCGCCGTGGGCACCCCGAACATCGCGCAGGTCGTCAAACCTGTCAGCGTGCCGTCGCGGGCGGCGGTGGGCACCCCGAACATCGCGCAGGTCATTACCCCGACCGCCGTTACATCCCGCGCCGCTGTCGGGACGCCGACATTGACCCGCGGACCGGTCACCATCGCCCCGACGGGTGTCCCGTCGCGCGTCGCGGTCGGAACACCGACGATCACCCAGCCCGCCACGGTCAACTACAACACCCAAGGGGTGGGCACCGAAACAACAAGCTCGCCTGCCCAGTGCACGATTTCCCCGAATGCTGGCGATGACGTGCTGGTGTTCTACTCGCTGGGATCGGGGGCGGTCTCGTCGGCGACCTACGGGGCAAGCAACCTGCCGATGATCTGTGGCGGGCAAGCACTGTCCAACGGTGTGTTGATCGCGGCCTACCTCATCAGGAACGTCGCCGCCGGTAGCGCCACGATCAATATCAACAAGACCGGTTCGAGCTGGGGACAGGCCGTGGCCGTGTCCTACGTGGGCGCGCAGGGATTCCGGCCCGCGAAATCCGCTGTCGGCAACGGAACATCGTTCTCCCTGCCTGTCACCGTGCCGCTCAACGGGCGCACCGTGCACGCGTTCACCCCCGGACAGAACAGCACCACCTTGTCGGCGCTGTCCGGCGGCACCAGCCGCTACCTGGACAACGTGGGGTTCTTGACCCAGTCGGTGCGTGACGCCGACGCGGCCACCACATTCGGTGGCACGCTCAGCGCGACCCGCGACTGGGCGGCGCTCGGTGTCCCTTTGTGTGCCGTAGCCCCCACCGGGCCTATCCCGAAGTACAGCACCGGCACGGACGCCGACGGCATCAACGGCACCAAGACATTCGACGTCTACACCGCAGCAGGCGATTACGTGTACGCGATCGTCGGACAAACCGGGCCGGGTGATCCATCCGCGGTCACCTGCGCCGGTACCGCGATGACGTTGCTCGACACCCTGACCTGGAACGCCGGATCTGCCACCGGGTTCATCAAGATCTACCGCAGCGCCGCGGCAATGGCTTCGGCGGGCGCCAAGACCGTCTCTGTGACGGCCACCGGCGGCAACTGGTGGCGTGCCTTCGGATTGGCCGTCTCCGGGGTCACCGCGCCTTCGGGCACCGTGACCAAGACCTCGGCGACCTCCTCGCAACCCACACAGTCCGTCACCTGCGCAGCCGACCAACTGATCGTGCAGATATTCATCACCTCGGCGGCCGTCACCGGTACCGAGGGCGGCGCGGCTCTGTGGCTGACGCCCGCTGCCGGGCAGGTCTTCATGACCGTCAATGTTGCTGACGAGTCAACAACTTTCAAGCTCGCTAACACCTCCGTGAACTGGGGCGCGGCAGCCGTCGTGCTCAGTTGACACAATCAGAAAGGCAACACCAAATGGCAAACATCATGTACGACAAGGCATATGAGGCATTCGGCAACGCGCAGATCAACTGGCCTGCCGACACCATCAAGGTCGTTCTGGTGGACACCGGCGGCTACACCCTGAACGCGGCCACCCACGAATTCCTATCGGATATCCCCTCCGGTGCTCGTATCGCCACCTCGGCCGCGCTCACGGGTAAGACGAATGTCCTCGGCGTGCTCGATGCCAATGATTCCTCATGGCCGGGAGTGACCGGCCTCAGCGGTGAAGCGGTCGTGATCTTCAAAGACACCGGCACGGTAGGAACCTCCCGGCTGATCTTCTACCTAGACACCGCCTCAGGTCTCCCCGTGACACCCAACGGCGGCGACATCAACATCCAATGGGACAACGGCGCCAACAAGATTGGCCGACTCTAATGCCGGTAGTGAGGGTCATCGCGCTATGCCTGGCGCTCGCCGGGATCACAGCGGCAGTGACGTTTACCGTCGCAACGCACATCGCGCCAGGTGAACACCCCCAGGATCCGCGCATCCACCAGGGGAGGTTCGGGTGGTGATCAAGGGGCGAATAGATAAGTGGCGCAAGGAGTTGTTTGACAGCATCGGCCAGCGATGCGCCGCTGTTGTTCGCGAGCTGTTGACCAATTTCCTTGACGACTTCCGGCGCGATGTGCAGGCGGAGTTGTCCGCGGTCGCGCGGAAGGCCGATGAATCGGTCGACAAACTAACCGACGCCATCCCCGGCACCCTCGACGACCGCCTGTTCGATGGCCGGTTCGGTCAACTGCTGCAACGTCTTGAGCAGATACTCCCGATCTTCGGCGGTGGTGGCCGATGAGCTTCGTATGGTTCCGCCCCGAAGGCCCGCTGCGTACCCGTGAGCAGGTCGCCCGCGAGGTGCACGCTGTGTCCCTGGCCCGTGGTCTTGACGAACTCGCCTCGGTGCTGACGCTGATGTGCATCGACGTCGAGGCTGGTGCCGACGACAACAACGGGGAGCGGCAGTGGTGGTGTCCGTGGAACGCCAATGATCCGACCTCGAAGAACTATCCGCACGATGCGCAGTCCGATGATGGACGCTCGGTGGGGTACTGCCAGCAGCAGAACGGCGCCGCCGGTGAGGTGGTGTCGGGCAGCGACAATTGGTGGGGTCCGATGCGTTCGCGGATGACGCTGGCGTTGGCGGTCGATGTGTTTCAGACTCGGCTGGCCGATGACTACGGGCGTGCTGCCGGAAACCCGAAGCTGGCTGGGGAGTTCGTGCAGCGGGTGCAACGATCGGGGTACCCGGACCGCTACGCGCAGCGCTGGGACGAAGCGTGGGAGGTGCTGCGGCGCGCGCTTGCGCAAGGGCCCGTCACCCCGAAACCGCCGCTGCCGCCCATCACCGGCAGCCCGATCACGCGTTCGCGGCTGACGTCGAATCGGTACGTCGGCCGCGGCGGTAAGACGCCGCGCTGGATCGTGGTGCACACCCAGGAAGGTGGACGCTCGGCGTGGGATCTGGCCGGGTTCCTGATTTCCACTCAGGGCACATCGGGGGCGGTGTCGTACAACGCGTGCGTCGACGACACCGAAACTGTGCTGACCGTGAACTGGGACGACACCCCGTGGTCCGCAGTCAACGCCAACCCGTATGCATTCCACATCTGCATGGCCGGTTCCTATTCAGGCTGGGACCGCGGCAAATGGCTCGAAACCGATGCCCGCGACGGCAAGAACGAAGACCTCCAGCTGACCCGGACCGCGCAGCTGATCGCGTGGCTGTGCCGCACCTACGACATACCCGCCGACTACATCGGCGGCAGCGGAATCCCTTGGGGCCGCGACGGTATCTGCGGACACCGCGACTTCGGTAGCTGGGGCGGCGGACACACCGACCCCGGCCCGGACTTCCCGTGGGACGAGCTGATCCGGCGCGTCCGCCTCTACCTCGACACCAACACAGGAGATGAAGACATGGCCCAGGTACCACAATCGGAATGGCAGGAAGTCATCGATTACGTTCGCGCGCAGAACGCCCCGATCCCGTCGGCCTCGCCGCTGCGGCACCTCGGGGAAGGCAACGTGAACACCCGCGCCAACCTGGCGCGCGCCATCGACGCCAACCAGCACGTGACCGCAGTGGTCACTCTGGCCAAGGAAGGCCACACACCCTCGATCGCGCTGCTCTGGGAGGTGTCGACCGCGGCCGACGCGCCCGGCAAGTACCCGGACCGGCAGGAAGACGCCAAGCTCGCCAAGACGCTGCTGGCCAGCATCAGCAAGACCAAGAAAGCCGTCGCCGCCGAGGACATCGAAGCGTGGCTCGATGCCGAGAAGGCTGCCGCATGAACGGGCCCGACGGGAAGTGGATCGGCTACGGCGAAGGCGACGTATCCGACGCGGTGACGCCGATCGAACACCGCCTCGTGCACGCCTACCCGAAAAACAGTCACGCCATCGAGCACGGCGTCGCCGTGGATCGCACGTACACCGCGGGCACCGCCCGCGCGGTGCGGGATCTGACGGCGTTCATGAACAACGACGCCCGCGAGCGGGAACGGCTGGCGCGCATGGGCATCGCCACCCCGTTGCGCAGTGATGGCGTCGCGAACCTGGACGTGCGCAAGGCCATCGGCGCCTACGTCGAGGCCCCCGCCAATCCACCGGCATCCAAGTATCCGATCCAGGGCGTGTGGGCTGATTCGCGGGCGTTCCTGAACCCGCCTACCGCGCATAGTTTCGTCAAGGCCACCAACGATTTCCGCGACGAAGCGATGCGCCTGTACCGGCCGATGGCGGGCACCCCGATCTGGCTTCTCGGCTACAGCATGGGCGGGGTGTCGGTGCAGAAGATTCTGGCCGCGCTGCCGCCCGAATGGCGCCCGTACGTCGTCGGGGTGAGCACTTTCGGTGACCCGTCGATGCCCGCCGAGGGCAGCTTGCTTGGTGATGATCCCGGCGAGGGTATCTCCAAATCGCCGCAGCCACCGTGGGTGCGAGACCGGTACTGGTCGTACTCGATCGACGGTGACTGGTACCCGCGGGCCCGCGGCCTGCTGTTCGTGCTCTACCAGGTACTTACCCGCGCAGAACTGACCATGGAATTCGCGATCTACCTGTTCACCGAGTTCCCGAAGCAAGCATTTCAACAGCTCATCGGGCAGGCCCCCAGCACCGACCCGCTGGCCGGGGTGCTGGCCGGGTTGGCGGGCATGATGACGTCGGGGCCGCTCGGTACGGTCGGCGCCTTGCTCAATCCGTTGCAGCTGTTCGCGATCCTGCCCGATCTTGTGCACCTGCTGTTCGACGCCATCAAGTTCGTGGCCACCAACGCGCACGGCAAGTACGGTGACCCCGGATATGCGCTGTGGGACGGCATGACCGCCGTCGACCACGCAGCCGCCACCATCCGCCGCATCGCCCCCGAGGGCTGCACCCTGTTCCTGCTGCCCGGCACGTGGGCGAACTGGAACCAGGGCTTTCCATTCGACGTCGCCGTGGCGCTCCAGTATGCGTGACGAGAGTTCGGCGCCTGGGAATTCAACCCAGCCCACTAGGCATCAAGAGCGCTCGCGCGCCTCCGCTCGTTTGCGCCACGTTTGCAACCGTGTGCGGTGAGCTTCGTTCCGCCATCGTCGCCGGGGTGCTGTCTTCAAGCCTGTCAATTCAGGCTCCAAGCACCTTCGCCGAACAAGCGTAGATACTACGCCCGATCGGCCCCGCGCGAGGAGAGCGCGCAGGGACTCCACTCACCGTAAGCCCAACCCAGCGATTCACCGAATCGGTTATCCACAACCCACAAGAAGGGGCGTCACCATGATCAATCAACTTCGAGCACTCAACACCCCGGCCAACCGCCAGTATCTGTACCGCGTTGCCGTGGTTCTGTTGGGGGCACTGGCCTTCTACAACATCATCGATCCCGCAGCGATCCCGCTGTGGCTTGACGTCGTGGGCACCGTACTCGGCGTCGGTGTAGTCGGCACCGCTAACCACGCACTCAAGGGGCAGCGCCGCGACGGGATCCTCTAGTGCCCGACTTGACGCCATTCGACGCCAACGACGTCTGGGATCTGCTAGTCGCCGCAGTCGTAACTGTTCCGCCCACGATCGCGGCGGTCGCGGCCCTGCTCGTGTTCTGGAAGGGGCGTGACGAAGACCGGCAGAAACTAGGCGAGGTACACCAGACCGCCGCCGTGGCCGCTGCGGCGGCCACCGCTACGAAAGATCAAGTGCAGAACGGGCATACCACCAAGTACCGCGACGACTTCGACGGCATGAACCACAAAATCGACCTACTCGTCGATCGCGTCGACTTGATTCAGACGAACATGGAACTGCTCAACGCCTCACATTTGGCGCTCGTCAAGCGCCTGCAGGGCTAGCCCGTCTGGCGTGCACGGACATCGGTGGTGCCGGACTTCGCGACCACCGCATCGCAGGTGTATGGCTTGGGGCCGGTGTAGCCGCCAAAGCCATTCTTGGCGTTGACCATTCCCGATACTGCCAGGTATGTGTCTCCAGCGTTCGGGGCGTAGGCGAGGCCCCCGGGCAGGACCGGCGGGGCTGGTGCGTCGAGGGCTGTCTCGTCTGTGAACCGTGCGCTGTCCGGGTCTCGTAGACCTTTCCTAATCGCCCCTTGGCATGTCTCGATTGCGTACTTTCGTTTCACTTCGAGGCTGAGCCCGTTGTTGTGGGAAGACCCACCGGACAGCCCGATCGCGCATGCCGCCATGAACATCAGCAGCCCAACAAACGCCCCCAGAAACACCCACAACGCCTTCGAGGGGGTGTCTGCCTTTCCCGCCATGGACGGCAGATTACAAGATCACGTCCAGGTCAGAGACGGTAATCGCCGGTATTCGGACCTAGTGTGAGACTTCGTCGAGACCGTTTTCCCGCAGCGTCGCTGTCATCGCTTCTACAACCCGCTCAGCAGGCCAGTCGTCCGGCGCTGAAATCAGCGTGCCCCCGGCCAGCTCAGTCGCGGTTAGCCGGTCAACAAGATGGCTGACCGTACCGACCTCTGCGCTGATCCACATTCGGTAGCCGACGCCGATCTTCCAGTTGCCACGGCGAGCGAGACGACGCACTGCGAGATCCGCGAATTCGGTGGTTGCAGGCTCCCACGTCTCGACCACCGCAGCTGTTACGGCGTCGGCATCCACGGACCGCAGCGCGTTCTCATGCGCTTCACGGAGCTCGACCGCCAGACGGCGGCGAGGTAGCCGCTGTCCGACTGCTGGGTGACCGGCTGCGATACGCACCAGAGGGGAAACACGGGGGCCTGCGCCCGAAATGGTGAAGGAGTAACCCTCACCGGGCAGCGCATCACCGATATCTTCCGAGGCCCCTACGAATTCACGAACAGGATGTTTGCGAACTATGTTGACCAGTTCGTCGGGGGAACCTTCCCACAGTTCCCAACCGTTGTCGGCCGCAAGCTGCCAGCTCGATACGTCGAACGCTGATTGCAACGAACGGAGCAGGCTGTCGGTGCGTGCGGCGATCCATTCGGGAGATTCGCCAGCTGCTACTCGGAGAGCGAGCAGCGACGGCCGTGATGCGCCCCAGACTGGGTTTTGCACCTCGTTCACAGCTGCCACCTCACTCATGGTTTCGGAGTGTAGATGACCTCTACACCGTAGACACCGTTTGAATCGAACAGGTCACGAAGGGCCGCAGCACCATAGGGATCGGATACGTGCCACTCAAGTCTCGCACCTGGGGGGAGTGCGCCGAGCTGTCGGTCAACTTGTTCGAGCGCCGACTCTGCCCGCCCCGTCCAGTACGCGTTGTCCGGCGCGAACGCCATGCCCCGAAAGCCATCCTTGGCTTCAAGAAAGACCTCTTGCGGGCCGCGATAGGTGTGCCCGTCGAAGGAAACAGGGGCTCCCGTATCAAGGTCATGTTGCACCCATTCGGGCAGTGCTCCGCTGGGTGTTCGTTCAATTCCGCCGATTTGTTCCTGGTACGGCATCCAGTCCTTGTCGAAGTTGTGGTTTATGTGCTTCCAGCCTGGCTCGGTATCGCCCTTGTTCCATGTGGCCTCCGGGGTGCCGGGCGGCCAGCCGCCCGGGTGGTGTGGATCCCCGGATGCGTAGTGCTGACCGGCGCTTGGGTCAAAAGTGTCAGGCGCGGGTCGGTGAAGTTGGGGCGGCGGGGGCTGTGAGTGATCTAGAGACGGGGCCGGGTGATCCACAGCGGGCGGCGAGTGGTCGGCCACCGGGCCTGGGTGGGCGGTCGGAGGGTCGACGGATGTGTGCCCTGCCGGGGGTGCATCGTGGGGAAGCACTGGCGTGTCGGGCAGACCACCGCGACCAGCAATGGACGCGTCCTCCAGTCCTATCCGGCCGAAGGCGCCCTCGCCGCCTAATGGCACCGTCGTCCCGGCTATGGCCGCGTCGACCGTGGTCTTGCCGATGTTCTCGGGGATCTTCTCCGGGTGTTGGTATGAGGTGGCGGCCTGATCGATCACGTTCTTGGCGTCTTCGGCCATCGCAGCGCCGGGGAACAGTGTGCGTTCGATCTGGTGCTCAAGGCCCTTGGCGCTGTTCGTCCATGATTCGGTGAACTTGTCGGCGCCGTTAAGTCCCGCCTTGCTTTTGACCTCGTCGATCGTTCCGTCGACGCGCTCGTTGGCGCCTTTAAGGAACTGTTTGGCCACGCCCGAGCCGAAACCGTCCGCAGGCTTGGGGGCGCCGGGCATCTTGTCGAGTGCCCCGATCGTCCCGGTGAGGCTGCCTGCCTTGCTGGGGTCGATGGTCAGCTTGTCGCCCGCGCCAGGTGTCTTCGGGTACCACTCCTTGTAATCGGCCACCGCCGCGGTGCTTGCGGGTTTGGTGTCGCCCGCACCGGCGATGTCCTGTATGCCCTCAACAATCCCGTGGGGCTTGCCGCTGGCGGCGGTCGCCGTGGACAAGCCCTCGCCCGGTGTCGGGTTCACGGCATCACGCAGAATCTTGCGGCCATCGACCAGAGCGGTTTTGGGGTTGACGCAGCCGGTGATCTTCTGGGCAGCGGCATCAGCCTGGGCCTTGAGCGTTTGACAGCCCTGCTCCCACTTGGCGACATACTCTTTGATCTGGCGCTCAATGTCAGCGACATGTTCGCGGTTGCGGGCTATCGACTCATCGCTCTCACCCTCGGCAGGGTGATATTCCACGTGGTACTGCTGGTCGATCGTCACCCCTCGGTTCTTGTGCTCTAGCACCCTCTCGATGAGACGTTGGCCATTGACTAGGGGATCAACCACCTCGTATTCGATGGTGGCGGCAACAAGCTTGCTCGCATCTTCGGCGGTGTCGTTGGTGTTATCAGAGCTGTGACAGTCGGTGGATGCCGTGTCATAAGCTGCGTTCGAAGTGCGCCCGGTCCATTCCGTGCCATTGGGAGCCCCGACCCACCGCTTGTACTCGTCAAAGACATCCTTGAACTGCCCGGCCTCCGGTCGCCAGGTATCCACCACCGCCATATAGTCATTGGCCTTCTTGGCCATGAACTCATCAAGCGGCGTCAACACCCAATGCCCCTATGCCCGCTTCGGGGACTGATAGATGCTGGGCAGATTGCCGTACCCGGCCGCCAATGAACTCTCCGTGATCGCGAAAGCACGCTGGGCCTCATCGGCGAAATCAGCGATCGCATTCAGCCGTGCAGCGCCGATCCGTTTGACATCGGCGATAGCCCTCGATACCCCATATAGCGCCGCCAAACCCGGATCGGCACCAGCCGGTGCCGCAACACTGGCCGCGGTGCTCCGTGTGAGCTGATCAGCCAGCGTCCGCAGATGCGGGCCGAGCTTGCCCAACGCCGCAAGATCAACCTTGAGAACGTTCTCATCGCCCGACAC